TCAATTGAGATGCTCGATTGGGCCGACATCATCAATGTTGATTTGATTGTGCGCCCCTATGAGTGGACTGTTAATCAGAAGAGCGGAGTCAAAGCATATCTGCAGAGCATTTACGTCACGATTGAGGAAGATGCTTTGGAGATGAAGTACAATGAGCTAAATCAAGCATGACGGAAATTATCGTCACGGCTGTGATAGTTCTGATCAGTGTTCTTATTGGATATGCCCTTGGCATAACACGCAATCGAAACGAATAGGACTATCTTGGAAAATACTAGCCTTACCACCAAGTATGTGCGAAAGCCACTATTCGTGGATGCTGTTCAGGTTACTGAGCAAAACTTTGCTGATATTGCCCGCTGGTGCTTTGGTGAAATTGGTAACATCGATGAGTCGCCAGTCGATAAGTCAGCTGATATTCAGCCAACGAAACAGTATATCCATGTACGAGTTCACAATCCCAAGAACCCGAGGCAAACTAAGGCGTTTGTGGGAGATTGGATTCTCTACACCGAACGAGGCTACAAGGTCTACACAACTAAGGCCTTTCAAGCTAATTTCGATCTAGTAGAGCAGAACTGATCAGAAGATTATTCTCGGAATAAGGGAGGCTGCACAATGATCACCGAGAAGGTCTCTTTTGTGAAGGCTTGTCAGGATTTCTTCATGAGGGAGCCGTTCGGCAGGAAGATCGAGATCCCCGAGTTCAAGGCGCTGACCACGGAGGATAAGACCGAGCTGCGTGAGATGCTGATCGCGGAGGGTTACGATGTTCGTGAGTTCGGCGAGGTGGCTGCTTAAGCCAAGTCAGGTCCTGAGTGTGAACTCATGTTCTGCGACCCTGTTGCCGCCCTCTCCCCCGCAGGGTAGTGCCTGTTTCTTCGGTAGGGGAGTACGAAGAAGATACAGACAGCTTAGGATCTTCCGTTAGGAGGATTTTTGACAGTAGTACTGACAGCGTTGTCTCTTATACTAATCTCGCCACAACATTATGATCATCGCTGGAGAACAGTTCGACCGTACAACGCCAAGTTAGAACGTATGGCCTATTGCGAATGGGGTTATAGTAAACCTCATTGGTTTGGTAATACGAGAAATGGATTTTACGGTGGATTGCAGTTTACACTGTCAACATGGAAGTCGGTAGGTGGACGTAGTTATCCGCATCGAAATAGTGAGTTAGAACAAAAGTATCGAGCAGTAATACTTATTAAGAAAAATCATGGATATGGCGATTGGCCTATATGTGGGAGTGCCTAAATGTCTGAGACTCATGAAGTTGAAACAATATGGAAAGAAGCTGGCGCAACGCTATATGATGCCTATGCAAAAGCTGCCGCAAATTTTATCGAGCATTGTGATGATCTCTTAGAAATGTTCAAATTTCTCGATGATGATAAGAGTCCTGACGACAAAGTTATGCATGAGTTGCGAGCGGTAAGAAGTCGGATCAATTCAAAGGTAACCGAATTCCAAAGTCAAGCCGAGAAATTGAGAGCATCAGAATGATCTATATGATTTCAGATGAGTATCCTTTGACTAATTTTCGCGGTCTGCAAGTCGACGTGATCGATTTCAAGGACAGCTTTTGTCATATTGTGCTAATCGACCCAAAACTGTCAAGTAGCGGCGCTCCGATTACTGATTTCTGGCTCAACGCAGATTTCGTGAAAACCCTAGCGGTGGGAGGATGATTTGGCCGAACCCAAACTCGAGATTGAACAACGACTCGATCGAATCGAGTTGGCTATTGGTACGATGGCACAATGGTTGGTCCAGGCTCAAACAGGCTTTGGGGCTCAGGACGCAGAAGGAATCGAGAGAATTCTCCGGGGGGAACAAGGAGCAAAAGGATCCGGAGCAGAAGATGCCGAGCCAGCAGAACCCGGACCAGAAACCAGCCCTTGAATGGACTTGTCATGTTTGTGGCAAGCTGCGTCCGGACGATAAGATCAGCGTTTACAGTCGAGTAAGTACGCGTTTTGGTGTGGAGTTGACTGAGAACGTTCGTTACTGCAACGACAATCCGGATTGCGTCGAGAAAGCAAAAACATTCACTTTTCTGACCGAGGCGGATGAAGACAGTGTCAATAGTTAAAGTCATTCTTCCAGCTGGACCTCATGAACGTTGGGGAAAAGGTGGAACCGATGGAATGATTGGGCAAGATTTTACTGCCAAGCACGAGGATACTCCAATCGGCACGGGTAAGGTTATTGATGCAAAGGTAATTGATGACGGTAGAGCTTTAGAGATAACAGTTGACTGGCCGGAGGAATTATGACTTGGCAATGGGTAGTACTAATTCTAGGAATAGTTCTCTTGGTCGTTATTCTCTTTTCTTTTGTTGCCTGGACAAGCATGAAAAGCTCGCAAAGAGACACATCATGACTTGGCAATGGGTAGTGTTGATTATCGGCATTGTCGCAATCCTCAGTCTCTTATTGGGCTATGTTACTTGGGCCAATATGCGCTTGAAAATGTTTGAATTAACTCCACACACAGTTCCAGATCTATTTAAATCTAAAGCGCGAGTGCCCGGCGACGAAGATACGATTGTTGCAGCCGAAACACTGAAACCGGTCTGGCCAGGAGATTTCACAGGAGAAGAAGAAGATGCCGCCCCTTGAGTGGGTGTGTGCTGTTTGCGAGAAAGCGCGTCCTGAAGACAAAATTAATATTTATCGGCACATACTTACGCACGATATTGTGGATACAACCGAAGAAATTCGTTACTGTAACGATAACCCAGACTGTATTGAGCAAGTAAAAACATCAACTGCTATTGAAAAAGTAGCTTCTAAAACATCAACTCCTATTTGGTGAAAATATGCTCGTAGATTACTTCTACTCGATGGGAGTAGAATATTTATTGGAACGATGGCGTACTAACTGGGCTAAACCCAAACCGAGTGTAAGGGTGACCGAGATGCCAGTTCGTAAAGTAAAGGGTGGCTACCAGTACGGTAGCAGCGGTAAGGTGTATCGAGGTAAGGGCGCCAAGTCAAGAGCGGGAAAACAGGGACGAGCTATTCAGGCGAGTAAGCGCGCCCGAGGTCAGAAAAACTAGATGGTTAGTGAAGAAAATGTTAATCACCCGTCGCATTATGGCGGTGATATAACTTACGAACCGATCAAGTTCATCGAATATTGGAATTTTGGATTCCATCTTGGTAATGCAATTAAGTATCTGGTTCGATTTCAAACTGATAAAAAAGGAACTGATCGGCTCGAAGATCTGAAAAAAGCTGCTTGGTATATTAACCGTAAAATTGAGCAACTTGAACAAGAAGAAGAATAGCCCCCGCGGGACGTTTTTGATCTTCTGAGAGCGAGACGTTGCCAAGGGGGCATATGGGAGAGGAAAAATAATGCCTGACAAATTTGTACTCCAGCACGATCGTTCGGGTACTATTCATCAGTTGAAACCAGGCGGTAAAACGACTTACTGTGGAAATGGCAACAACGGTGAAGCAGGCTATACCCGTAAACGACTTAGTAAAGCGAATGCTCATCCACAGGCGCATCATTGTAATACTCTAGCGTGTAGAGCAAATCGGTAATAAGAACTCCCCAGACGGAAGTCAGGAACCATGGATAACCTGGCGAACTGGGGTTCTCCGTAGGGCCAGATACGGAGACGGGTTGGCGACGCACCTGGCCAAAGCCTAGGTTTTGGTGAAGCGTCGCATAATTTTCATCTCCTATAATGAAACCTAATAGGAGAAATTATGTTGAATTCAGAGGCAGAAGCGATGCGAGATGAGCTCGTACGTTATACCGCTGAGCTTGACCAGATTCAATCCAGTATCGATGAAGGTCGTCTGCTCTATGCAGATGATCCGATTTGTGTCAAGGAATTGGATCTGACTCAAGCTAATGTGGATCACGTTCGTCGCGAAATCCGCATTGCTCGACTCTGTATCAAAGAACTTTCCTAGCAAGGCAAAAATCAGAGTTCTTCACGGACTTTGATTTTTTTATTTCGAAAGGAGGGTAGCGAATGGAGGAGCGTCAAATCTTCTTCAAGAAGCAGACGCTTGGAAAGTGGCGGAGATCCGACGGCGAAAGCAAGAAGCTTGTCAATGAAGAATCGATGTTCCGAGAGATTCGCAAGCTGATTAATGACGGCTGGAATGTACAGTCTCATGGCGTTACTCTCCTGCGTGCGATCACTTTGACTAAGCGATAAAGACCCTCCGTGGGGCACCCGCGGAGATAGGACAGAGTTCCGCTTCTCTCATGCTGGGATGCTGGGATCACGGCTCTGTCTGGGCTCTAGTAGCGGGAGGTCTGATCAACCGAGGCGAGGCTAGAGTGTTAGCGGTACGATACCAAATGGAACCCGCCTAAACGATGCACGGTATTACGCGGCTGACATAAGTTTCAAAAGTTCGGAGGGGCAGCGGTAGCGCCGTACCTGGGTAGCACCCAGGAGGCCACTTATCTTCTAAGCTATAAGCTTCGGTTTGGAAATAAGTGGTCGGCCCCCCGATCACAGACTGAGGGCCTCACTGCGGCGGGGCCTTCAGTCAAATTTCCAAACTACTAAGTCGGAAACAACGTTGAGGAGACAGTCCAGTGGTGTGGATAAGGAGTAGCTACCTTATTCGTATCCGCGGGATGTGAGGTGGCTCGAAAAGGACTATACTGGTTGTAGCTTGCGGCCAGTTAGTCGTGAAGGCGGGACTCGGCAAACGCGTTGTGCAAGCAGCGTTAGTAGCAGCCGAATTAAAGATACCCGAGCAATGGGGAAATCCCTGAGCGGAGGTATTGGGCTAGTTTTACAAACTAGTACAGCGGTGATCCGGTAGGATAGAGAAGGCTCTGAAGAATTGATTGCTATTATACAATGGCAGTGAGCTCTTCGGTCGGGAGTTGCCACAACACTTCCTCTCACAGTCTCTTCAACGTTGTTTCTGACTTAGATTGAATCTCCGAGGTACGCCCACTCTGCGCCACAGGTGGGTTGAACCCCTCGGAGCTAGGGCAAGAGGCATTTGGGCCGCCGCAACGATGTCTCTTGCCCGCTTTTCCACAGAATTCGCATTAATTACACGTATCATAATAGATACTACTACGAAAGGAAATTATGCGATTTCTTGGAACCCATGAGGAGGAAGTTGTGCAGGCGTTGGCCATTGTTGGCGCTTACATCGTTATCCGCAACGGCCTCTCGCTGGTTACAAGTCTTCGACGTTCACTGTCGAAGTAGCTAAAGAAAGGAGAGTCTTAACAAAGACTTTCCTTTTTTCTTTTCGCAGAAGTAACTGGTCCTTTCTTTTTTTCAAAAGTGAAAGGCTAATACATGCTTTATAGAACAGTCGAAACAAATGAGCGGGTTAGTGTAGACGCTGAACTAACTACTCGCTTTCGTTGGCGAGCAAATCGACTATGTCGACAACTGAATGCCCAACGAGAAGTTGATTTCTATCGATTCGAAGTTCATCCTGTGGGTGACAAATGGGAAGTTGTAGCGATGCAAAACAGAGCCGAGCCAATATGAGTGAAATGAAAATGGATGACGATCGTTTTAAAGCCGCCCTCGATCTGATGCGTCGAGCAGGAGCTAAGCAAGTTCAGATTCGTTACTCAGATGATGAACAACCTGTGGTTTGGTTTGTGGTAGCTTGCTATCTTAATGGTAAAGCCGAAGTAGATGCCAGTCTTGATCCAGTCAGAGCTGCGCTACGCTTGTGCGAACGTTTGGTTGATGGAGGAATCTGTGCACATTGTAATCGACCAGCGGGCTTAGAACCAGATCAGATTGAAACTATGCCATTAAACGATTTGATTTGCTGGTATCTGTATGACCCCGAACTGAAGACCTTTCGACGAGGTTGTGAGGGAGATACTTAGATGGCTGACGAACCACTTAATCCAGAAGAATTACGCGCAGAAATTCTCAGCCTGCTTGCTCGTGCGGTCCCGTTTGGGGAACGTGATGAAGAGGACGAAGAAACTCCAGATTCAGGAGTGCCAACCGCGGTGCTGGTTGTAGTTGAATGGCAAGCTTCGGACGGACAGCGATGGATGTCACAGATGGGGATGCTCGGCAATGGTCAAGAAGCTCCCCGCTGGACAAGAGAGATGTTGGCTCGAGAAGTGAGCCATTGGGACTAATAGAATTGAGGGAGATAATTAATGGATAAGATCGTATTCGAATACGAACTGCTTCCCGAATCGCAAGTGCGCAATCATATTCGTAATTGTGAGGGTCGGCATGTCCAGCAAGTAATCTTCAGCACCTTTATGGACACGTTGACCCAGATCTGCTTCACCTGTCTAAAAGTACGTAGCAGTATCGAATGGGAAGGCGCCGTATCACGCAAAGTGTTCAATTAATGGAGAACCAACAAACACAATGCGCATGCACGAAATGTTCAGAAAGGGTTTCTAAAGATGATTGGACATATCCGTATTGTCCGCGGTGTTTTGCTAATCCTAAATGTAAATGAGTATGGAACTTAAGCCCCATCAGAGATCTGCACTCGACCAGCTCGCTAATGGCAAAATTCTCTGGGGCGGGGTTGGCTCAGGTAAGTCACAAGTAGCAGCAACTTACTACATCGAGGAAGAGCGACCACGAGATGTGTATGTGATCACTACCGCCAAGAAACGTGACACGCTCGATTGGGAAGGTGAGTTTGCTCCTCACGGAATCGGTAAAACACGAGATGCAACTGTCTCTGGTTTGCTGACCGTCGATAGTTGGAACAACATCCATAAGTACACTGAAGTTAGCGGTGCTTTCTTTATTTTCGACGAACAAAGATTGGTTGGATCTGGAACCTGGGTAAAGTCGTTTCTGAAGATTGCCCGCCAGAATCGCTGGATTCTGCTCTCTGCAACTCCGGGGGATACTTGGCTCGACTATATCCCGGTCTTCATCGCCAACGGTTTCTACAAGAATCGGACCGAATTCAAGCGCGAACACGTGGTCTACAAGCCGTTCAGCAAGTTTCCTAAGGTTGAGCGCTATCTGAACACCGGTCGTCTAAATAGATATCGCAATCAGATCTTGGTGCCGATGGCTTACACCAAGCTGACTACCCGCCATTCACGCACGATTCCAGTCGACCATAATGAGGAACTGTTTCAAAGCGTATTGAAGAATCGCTGGAACATTTTCCTGAATCGGCCGATCCGTGATATCAGCGAAACTTTTGCTGTTTTACGGCGAATTGTGAATAGTGATCCCAGTCGGGTCAAAGCCGTGAGAGAGCTTCTAAGCACGCATCCTAAGCTGGTAGTGTTCTATAACTTTAACTATGAGTTAGAGCGTCTACGGGCTTTAGAGGACGTTACAGCGGTAGCTGAGTGGAATGGACACAAGCACGAAGAGATCCCTGAGGGTAATAACTGGGTTTATCTAGTTCAGTACGTAGCGGGCTCAGAAGGCTGGAATTGCATCGAGACCGATACGATCGTTTTCTACTCATTGACCTATTCGTACAAGAACTGGGAACAAGCACATGGTAGAATTGATCGACTGAATACACCATTCCTGGATCTCTACTACTATACTTTAAAAAGTAAGAACGCGGTCGACACTGCAATCTGGCGGAGTCTGAAAGCAAAACAGAATTTCAATGTCGCCAAATTTCCGATCGAAACACTGAAAAATATGAGTTGAAAGTCATAAAACAGCGTTGCCAAGATTTTTGCCAAGATTTTTAAATTATAGGAAAAGCCGCATTTTGCAGGGATTTTGTGCAATTTTGCTTGCCAAGAAAACACGTCCAAAAAGTCCCCTAGGGAATGTCATATAGTATCTAATTTTCTATACCCACGCGCGACCCCAAAGATAATATATATAATACCTAATAATAGATATTAACTAGAGAATCTATAGAGAGTTCTTCCTCAAAAAATCTTGGCAAGGAAAATAGGGCTCAAACCCGCATGAACAAAGGGATTGCACTACTTCAAGAAATCTTGGCAAAAATCTTGGCAAAGGAAGGAGGTTGTTCATCAAGACTACTCACAAGTTAAAGGTGTTGAGAGATCCCCAAGGCTACGCAGCTTTCCCAAGTGCTTTTAAACGGGTGGAGAAAGAAGGTTATGGAAAACTGGATGTCAATAGAAAATTTCCCCGGATATAGCGTAAGCGACCGTGGAAGGATCCGCACTGACAAGTCTGGCAGAATCTTGGTGCTCTCCGAGAATCAATTTGGTCTATTACAAGTAGGAATGATGCGAGATGGAGTCCAACACCACAGATCGGTCCCACTCCTGGTGGCTAAGGCTTTTATTCCTGAGCCTGTTGGTCCTTTTGATACTCCCATTAATCTTGATGGTGATCGACATAATAATAGTATTGAGAACCTAGTTTGGCGACCACGTTGGTTTGCGATCAAATACAACCAGCAGTTTCGTTATCCATATGAAATGCCGATTCTAACACCAATCGAAGATTTGAAAACTGGCGAAATAAGTGAAAATTCAACTGAGTGTGCAAAAAGATACGGTTTGCTCGAGCAAGACCTAGTACTTTCAATTCTAAATCGCACTTATGTATGGCCTACATATCAAGAATTTGGTATCGTACGAGATTAGATATTAGTTAGCGCCTAATTCGCGTAGTATAATAGAAGGGATAGAACATCCCATTTATTTTTTCTGCGAAGGAGGCACTAAATTGTGAAACTTCTCATTATCATAGCAACTGTACTAGCAATTTCGGCTAGTGTAGCGTTAGCAGGCAGTTCTAATCAGAACCTTAGACGACCGGGATCAGTGATTCTAATTGGTAGCGGCAAAAGAGTTGGTCCGGTTTGTGCCGATTATGGTAAATGGAATCCCGTTACTGGTCGAGGACAGGGATTAATGCACTTCATGATGCAGCCGCAGAAGTGTCATGCGGGACAGCAGCGGCTTTATTGGAGTCGTCGCGGTTTGCGTGGAGTTAGAGGTCCTCGTGGGATCAGAGGTCCTATTGGCCCCGCCGGTCCACAGGGTCCACCAGGTGGAGCAACTGGCGCACAGGGTCCTCGGGGACCAGCCGGTCCAAAAGGTGCAACCGGTGCTCAGGGCCCAACGGGTCCGGCAGGAATTAATGGTACAGGATTGGGAGACTCACTCTTCTATCTGTGCATTAATGACAAGGGCACTCCGGTTAAATTTGGTGGATACGTAGATGGCACTCCCGACTGCGATCCTGGTCATGACGGAATTATTCTGAAAGTCGTATTTCAGGGACCACCTATATCTGGATAGGAGGTGCCACTGTGACTGAAGCTCAATATCAAGCCAAGTTAATCAAGAAACTTAAGACTATGTTTCCGGGATGTGTGATTCTAAAAAATGATCCGGCGCATCAACAAGGAGTTCCAGATCTCGTTGTTCTTTGGCATAAGCATTGGGCTTCGCTAGAAGTTAAACTTTTTTCAATGTCTAATAGACAACCCAATCAAGATTATTACATTGATACTATGAACGAGATGTCGTTCGCCGCATATATTTATCCGGAGAATGAAGAGGAGGTTCTGAATGCGCTTCAACAGGCATTTGAATCTCCAAGGCGAGCACGCGTTTCTCAGTCCTAGTCAATATCATTGGATCCACTATACACCGGATCGATTGATTGAACGTTGGACTTCAGCTCAAGCCGGAGCATATGGTGTCGCGCAGCATGATTATGCTCAGAGAGAAATTCAAGCTGGTCGAGTTTCGGATCTCGTCGGAACTGTGGGTATGTATATTAACGACGCGATTCAACATAGAATGACCTGCGAACAAGTTCTATTTTACTCTGAGAATTGTTTTGGTACTGCAGATACAATCTCCTTTCGATACAATACTCTTCGAATTCATGATCTAAAAACTGGCGTGTATCCAGGCTCAGTACATCAACTCGAAGTTTACGCAGCTTTGTTTTGTCTTGAATACGATAAGAATCCATTCGAGATTAAAATTGAACTTCGAATCTATCAAGATGATGAAGTTTCGGTCTATGATGCTGACCCAGAGGATATTATGTTTATCATGGAAAGAATTCAAGAATTCGATAAAGTAATCAATCATCGAAGACTAGAGGAGGAGTCGTGATTCGTACTCATGAGGATCATCTTGCGCATTACGGTATCCTCCGACGTTCCGGCCGTTATCCTTGGGGATCTGGTGGTACTCAAAATAAGCGCAATCGAGACTTTCTCGATATGGCGGCTAATTTAAAAAAGCAAGGGATGACTGAAAAACAAATTGCCGATGGTATGGGTATTACGATTAAAGAACTTCGTGGTGCTCGAACAGTTGCTCTTGCTCAGCAGCGACAAACGAATATTCTTACTGCGCAGCGTCTGAAAGATAAGGGTTGGTCTAATACCGCAATTGGTGAACGTATGGGTCATCCCGAATCGACAATTCGTGGTTGGCTTTCTCCAGGTGCAAAAGATAAGGCGAGTGCACTCGAGACCACAGCCAATATGCTCAAGGAGCAAGTCGATAAGAAGAAGTATGTTGATGTAGGTAAAGGTGTTGAACATCAACTAGGCATTACTAATTCTCGACTCAATAATGCGCTTGCTGTTTTGAAGGAACAAGGATACCCCGTTCATACCATTTATGTTGAGCAAGTTAACATTCGTGGTAAGTTTACACCGATGCAGGTATTGGCTCGACCAGGCACTAAGCTTTCTGAAGTCCAGCAAAACAGAAGAGAAATTCAACAGATTCAAGAACAGTCGATCGATCATGGTCGAAGTTACTTTAGTCCTCAGGCTCCTCTTTCCGTTGGTTCTAGACGAATCGGTGTTGTTTACGGTAAAGAAGGTGCTAAGGCAGATGGCATGATTTATGTTCGTCCTGGTGTACCCGATCTTGCTATTGGAAACAATCGTTACGGTCAAGTTCGAATCTTGGTTGATGGTACACACTACTTGAAAGGCATGGCGGTTTATAAGGAGGATCTTCCTCCGGGCAAGGATCTGATCTTTAATACAAAGGCTGCTGATACCGGACGTAAAAAAGATGCTATGAAACCAATCTCTGAAGATCCGGATCTTCCGTTTGGTTCTATCATTCGACAAGTACATGATCCAAAAACGGGTAATGTTACCTCGGCTATGAATCTAGTTGGCAGTCCAACTAAAGAAGGATCTGGAGAAGAAGGTCAATGGGATACTTGGTCTCGAAATCTTTCGTCCCAGTTTCTGTCTAAGCAAAGTCCAGCTCTAGCAAAGCAGCAACTTGATCTAACTTACGATCGGCGCAAAAGAGAATTCGATGAAATCAATGCGCTCACAAATCCAACAGTTCGGAAAGATTTGCTTGAGAAATTTGCAGATCAAACCGATGCTGCAGCTGTACATCTTAAGTCTGCCGCTTTGCCGCGACAAGCAACTAAAGTTCTAATTCCCGTTCCATCCATGAAACCAACTGAAATTTATGCCCCCACCTTCAAAGATGGCGACCGTGTTGTTTTGGTTCGTTATCCTCATGGTGGAACATTTGAAATTCCTCAACTGACAGTGAATAATCGCAATCGTGAAGCACGCAAGCTAATCGGAACTGGTGCTGATAGTACGAGACACGATGCTGTTGGTATTCATCATAAGGTTGCACAACGTTTGTCTGGTGCAGACTTCGATGGTGATACGGTGCTTATCATTCCTAACAAGAGTGGAAAGATTGAAAGTACCGCTGCTCTAGAAGGATTGAAGGGCTTCGATCCGATGACCTATAAACTACCCAAAGATTCTCCCATTCCTCGTATTACTAATGCTCGCAAACAAAATGAGATGGGTAAAATCTCCAATCTAATTACGGACATGACTCTTCAAGGAGCGGATACAGATAAACTCTCTCGTGCGATTAGACACTCCATGGTTGTTATTGATTCGGAAAAACATGGGCTTGATTTTGCTCAGTCAGAGAAAGATCATGGTATTCTTGATTTGAAAGAAGAGTATCAAGGTTCGAAGCGAGCAGGTGCTCAGACCATAATCAGTAGGAAAAAATCGCCCATTCGCATAGAAGAGAGAAGACTTAGGTCTGCAGCAAGAGGTGGACCGATTGATCCTGTCACAGGCAAGAAAGTTTTCGAACCAACTGGACGTACGTTTCCAGAACGTAAACGTGTAAAGGATCCTAAGACAGGAAAGATGGTCACCGTTAAAACTGGAGTACAGATTAAAAGGAAAGAAGAACATCGAAAGCTGGCTGTAGTTGATGACGCGTTCGATGTCATTCCGAAAGAACGTACTCCTACCTCTATGGAAGTACTCTATGCAACTCACTCTAATAAACTAAAAGCTTTGGCTAATGAAGCTAGGAAAGAAACAGTAACGATTAAAGGTACCCCCTATTCTAAGTCAGCCAAGAAGGTATACGAAACCGAAGTGGCTTCAATTAATGCTAAACTTAACCGGGCCGAGAAGAATGCCCCCTACGAAAGACAGGCCCACCTGTTAGCAAACGCCAATGTCTCCCAGAAGAAACAGGTTAACCCACAGATCGAGGCTGCTGAAGAGAAGAAGATTCGACAACAGGAGTTGAATACAGCAAGAGTTAGAACAGGTGCAAAGAAGTATAAGATCGATCTTACTCAAGAGGAGTGGAATGCTATTCAAGCTGGTGCAATCACTCCCTCTAAACTGGAAAGAGTTCTGAACAATAGTGATAGCGATACCGTTAAGGTATTGGCTATGCCCAAGCATACACCAACAATGACAAGCAGTAAGGTACGTCGTGCTCAGGCTATGTTGAACTCTGGGTACACACAGGCTGAGGTAGCTGATGCATTAGGTGTAGGCTTGACCACACTCAAGGTAAGTCTTACTGAGTGAGGTGAACATGACAGTTGAGTACATGTTAACTACAGTTGACAATCCGTTTGATCCATTCACTAGGTTTGATGAATGGTTAGAGTATGATATGAGTATGGGTTATAATACCTCCGCCTTCTTAGACAGGGTAGCTATTGTGTCTAATGATTTGTCTGAACCTGACCAAGCACTTGCTATCCAAAATGCTATTGATGAAATTGTTTCGGAGAACGTATTAGGAATGTGGAGAAAGGTTTCAAGAAATTCCGTAAAAGAATTAGAAGTCTACGATGTATAGGAGAAGAGGTGATCATTCTGTCTCAACGACGACGACTTGAGCGTCGAGCGTTAGCTACAATTGCAGGAACACCAACTAAGTCCAGCAGCGATGAGGCAAAGTTAATGGCAAGAGTTGCTAACGATGCGCTTCAAGGAAAAAATTTTAGAACTAATTGGGGGAGAAAATTTTTTTAGGGGGGAGGGGTAAAAATTTTACACCCCCCTCTAGCATCGCCCGGCTTCCAAAAATTTCCCCGGGGGATATTTTGGCAGAAAGTCTTTTAATCTGGCGGTTAAAACTAGGTCGAAACTAATTCGAAAAGAGTCCGAACACTCGACGAAGCGAGACAAGCATGGATGAAAGTACCGAGAGAGTGTTTGAAACCCGTAGTAATCCCGATGGAACTATTGTGTTTAGAAGATCTGATGGTACCACAATTTGGGAAGGCGGCTCAGGTGATTCGGGAGGGTCTGATCGTCCAGTTCTGCAAGAATTAGTCAAGTATAATTATAGCACAGTTGTGAATCCGCCGCCAAATACAGGTCAAGTTCGTACTAACGCTGGCGCTAACCCAGTCGATCAGATTAATACGATCTACGTCCATCGGATGGATGCTGATAACAGAGATGTTAAGTTCTTGCTAATGCAGCAGGGCAAAGCTGGTAGAATCTTGTTTGTACAGGATACTCAAAACTCAGATAGCAATGCTTTGTTTACCTTGCTTTCGGATCCAGTTGATAATCACGATTATCTTGTGCTTAATGTTGAATTACTGAGCGTTAGCGGAGTTCCACTAGCAGGATCTGGAATTCTACTTGGCTTGATGATTTAAACGAGAGGAGGTCGTGTGCCAGCAAGGAGAAGAAGATCAGAGCCTGAACAGCAAATTCCTCGTCGACCCGCGACCACTCCCGAAGGTCGTGAAGATCAACTCGTGTCGCAAGCGATCGATCTTGCCGAGCAGCAAATTCGCGATGGCACAGCTTCCTCGCAGGTGATCACTCATTTTTTGAAGCTGGGTTCAACTCGCGAACAGCTGGAGCAGGAACGACTCGAGCATGAAAATGAATTGACGCGAGTCAAGATCGAAGCGATCGAATCTCAGAAGCGTGTGGAAGAACTATACCTGGAAGCTCTTACAGCAATGCGCACATATGCAGGATCTGAGCCAAGATCGGATGAAGATGATCAAGACCAGAACGTACTCAGAGCTGTCTAAACTAGAAACGTTCGACGAGCGATACGAGTATCTAAAGTTGGGTGGAGTTACCGGAAGTATTACTTTTGGCTTCGATCGTTGGATTAATCAACGTTTTTACAAATCGCCTGAGTGGGAAACTACTCGAGATCACGTTATTATCCGAGATCATGGCTGTGATTTAGGAGTTCCTGGTTACGAGATTTTCGCACAACTTATTGTGCATCATATGAACCCAATTTCGTTGAATAATCTTTTACACGGAGACCAGGCCATTATTGATCCAGAGTTCCTAATAACTACATCTTTGCGTACACATAACGCTATTCACTATGGTAATTTCAATCTTCTACCTCGAGATCCTGTAGAAAGACAACGAGGTGATACTACGCTTTGGTGAAAGGAGGAATATGCCTGCTGGAAAAATTAATCTCTCACCTCAAGTGCTGGATCTTACGCTATATGCCGGAGATGATGCTGAATTTCGCTTGATTTGCAAAGATCCTGATGGCGAGCCGGTGGATATTTCCGGTGGGGTAGAGGCTCAAGTACGACTAGATCGTTCACAGGGAAGTACAGTTTTAGCTGAATTTGACTCTGATTTAACCGATGCTTTTAACGGAATTGTGATGCTTTCGTTGACTGGTGAACAAACAGCAGCATTAATTACCGATGATACCGGTAAATTTACTGGTGTTTGGGACGTACAGTGGACATCGGTTGATGCAGAAGTACGTACGCTCTGTCAAGGCAAAGTGGAGTGTTGGATCGATGTCACCCGACCTGTGTGAACTAAACGTAACGGTTTCAACCGCAGAAATTGAGCTTCAAGTTGAGGCAGTTCCAGATATTAAGGTAGATTTTGCATCGTTCGATACAAGTTTGACTGTCGATTCGGCTCCTGATGTTGTTGTAGTAGCTGCGGGTGGTATAGGTCCTGAGGGTCCTAAAGGTCCACCGGGACCAGAAGGAGCATCGGGTCCGGTAGGTCCTCCAGGTCCTCCGGGGCCTGTGGGTCCGGCGGATGACCAAACATACATTTTTACTCAGGTAGCACTTCTTGATCAATGGGTTATTACACATAATCTTGGTCGTTATCCATCAGTAACTGTTATTGATACTGGTGGTACTGAGATACTTCCAGATGTACATTATATTGATGATAAGGAAATACATCTTTCTTTTTTCAATCCGACCTCCGGGAAGGCGTATCTTAACTAAGGAGATTGATGCCAACTCTAGCAGCACCACTTGATTTGGCTAAGCTAGAGGCTCGCAATCTTCGCGCGCATCAGCTTGGCTCCGCTCCCGGGTCTCCGGTCACGGGACAACTTTATTACAATACGGCAGACAATACGCTTTACTGGTGGGATGGAACGGCGTGGGTGTCTGCTCGAGGTGGAGTTTCATCTGTACCCGACGCAAGTCCAAGTGTGAAAGGTATTGTTCAATTAGCTGGCGATCTTGCCGGTACCGCCGCGTCTCCACAGATTGCAGCCGGTGCTGTTACCGATGCTGAAGTAGCAGCGGCAAATAAAGATGGCGCGGCTGCAACGCCTTCGATGCGAACACTTGGAATGGGTTCGCAGCAGGCGATGAATGGTGGTAATTCGCTATATTTGATTGGATCGAATAATCCATCTGCTGGTCCGATTCCCATGTCGAGTCAAAGACTTGTGAGTGTTGCGGATCCGACTTCAGCTCAGGACGCAGCTACGAAGAATTATGTAGATAATCTAATTCAAGGCGCAGCTTGGAAGCAACCGGTACGATGTGTTGCAACTACTAATGTTGGTGCTGGTAGCGCGCCTGGTGGTCCGCAGACAATCGATGGCGTAACGACAGGTAATAACGATCGTGTCTTGTTAACAGCCCAAACTAATCCACAGTACAACGGGATTTATAGTACTAACACCGGTAGTACTTGGAGTCGAGTGGCTGATGCTAACCAAGCGGCCGAGCTCTTGAATGCCGCGGTATTTGTTGAGGAAGGTACTTCATATTCGGATACAGCTTGGACTTGTACTACCAATGCACCGATTACAGTTGATACAACTCCACTGACTTGGGTAGCATTTACCGGCGTAGCAGATTTTAATGCTGGTGCTGGTCTGACCAAATCTGGTAATACTGTTGATGTCGGCGCTGGCGCAGGCATTACCGTTAATCCCGATTCAATTCAAGTTGCTAATAACGGGATTACTAATGCGATGATTGCAGACGGCGCAGTTGACTTAGCAAGTGCGGATGTAACTAATGCATTACCACTTGCTAAGGGTGGTACGGGACAGACAACAGCTAAGGCTGCACGCGAGACAGGCATGGGTGCTGCTGGTTATTATAATAATGGCGCAGTTCATGCCGCTGGGACACAGATTGTTATTCTTCAGTCAACACATGGTCTTCGAGCCACTCGATGTTTGCTCGTACAAGTTCAGGATGCGGGTGGGAACGTTCTTCTCGCGGATGTTACGGTACAGCTTAGCGGCGATGTTTATGTTAATTTTGGTGTAAGCCAAGCCGCCAACTCAATTCTAGTAACCATTATTGGCTGATGACTACCTTTATTGGCAGTCTAGTAGTTCCGCGCCAATCAGCACCACCTTCGTCGCCTATGACGGGACAACTTTACTACGATATCGATGATAATAAACTTTATTGGTGGAATGGCACAATCTGGGTAGATGCTACCGGTACTGCGCCTGGTGCACCAACTATTTATGATAGTGATCAAATCGGTACGGTTAAAGTTTGGACGGGTAGGACGATTCCAACCAATTGGCTGTTGGCAGCCGGACAAACGCTAAACGAGAATGCTGGTTATGTAGATTTGGCCAATTTTGCTGCTGCTGAGGTTGCGGCAGGAAATCCACTTTGGGGAATTACAGGCACTGCACCTAATCGAATTATTACACTTCCCGATTTTCGTCGTAAAATGTTGTACGGTTCAAGTACACCAACCTCGGATTTAGGTATGAGTTATCAGAGTGGGGGCGCAGAAACACACACTCTTACTCTTGGTCAGCTCCCAAACCATCAACATGGTCCGGGAACGCTCTACACAGGTGGGCGTGATACGGCTCATACACATAGTGGTACAACTAGTCCCGCAGGTACCCATAATCATGGTCCATCTACTAGTGATAACTTTGGCACAACTACGGGAGCCACAGCAGCGCTTGGTTCGGGTGGTACCTCTCGCTATATTGTCTCGAATTATGGCTGGACCGATTGGGAACCTGATCACCAACACGGTTTTTCAACTGGTTACGAATCTGCCGATCATGGTCATGCAGTTACTTCGGGTTTGACTGGAGCTGTTGGTAGTGGTAATGCAATTAATAATCTACCACCACATATTTTGGTAGCATTCATTATCAAGGTTATGGGTGCAGCTATCAATTCAGGCGGAGTGCTTCAAGGAGCAACGGGCGCACCAGGCGCAAAAGGTGATCCCGGTCCTTGGCGTGGTGCTTGGTCAGCAGCGACAGCTTATGCCATAGGTGATTCGGTTAGTTATTACGATGGTACTGTTACGGCTAGCTATCGACGTAAAGTAGCGGGTACAACTGCCGGTAACCCGAAGACCGATACAACGAATTGGGAGATAATTGCTTCGGGTGGTTCGGTTGGAGCTCCGGGAGCAGTTACAGTCTACGAACAGCCTGATCAGCCGAGTGATACTACAACTGGTGCGATCTGGGTTGATACCGATGATACGCCTGCAGCCTGGACTCCGCTCATTCCAGTTGTCACTTCTTTGCCGACTAGTCCATACGATGGGCAAGAAGTTTATTTATTGGCCGATGCTACTGGCGGTGTGATGTGGCATTTACGCTTTCGAGCAGCGAGTCCGAGTACGTTTAAGTGGGAGGCTATTAGCGGTCCATCTATTTCCGCGGCTGTTGTGACTGATCAATCGTTTGCTGCGAATGCAGGTTACAACGATCCCGCTACACCAGGTCCGTTAATCACCTTCCCGCGCGCAGGCGATTATGAGTACGAGGCTCAATGCGATATGTATGTTGCATCGCAGTCAGCAGCACTCACGGGTGTGCTTGGATTGACGCCTTCTTCGGGTACTTTCGATGCGAGTGGTGGTACAACAACCGATCCGCATACTGCGTATCTGGCTAACGGTGGTTTAGCTTCCTCGTTTCTTGCTGTGGGTGTGATTCGGGGTGTCGCCGCAGGCGGGACATTAAAGATGCAGTACCAGGCAAATAATGGTGTGCCGCATGTACGTTGGCGGATTATCAAAGCGCGTCCGATTAGGGTGATCTAAATGGTGCCAATTCCGAAAGCAATTCGAGTTCGTACAAGTTCAGGTTGGCAAGACATAGCGCTAGTTGGACCAGCAGGACCAGCGGGTGGACCACTTGATATGAAGCGGATTGCCGGTCAATATGAGAACTATAATGGTCCCATCACCTCAACTAGTCTCGTTAATCTTTACTGTGACAGCGCAGGTACAATTCCGTTGCGTCTGACCTTTACGCCACCTGTTGATGCTTGGTTGGATGCTACTCTTAATATGGGAATTGTCGAGAAATCTGATGCCAACTATAATTATGGCTACGCGGTTATGCGATTGACACCTCCTGATGTGGATGGTGTTCAGGACGCGGATCATTATGTAATGCAGCACGCGTCAGTTAATATTTATGATCACCGCCATGTTCAACGAGTGTTTAAACTTGCGGCCGGGACAAGTTATATTCTAGATGGATTGTTTACGTGCAGCGCTGGTAGTTGGCGTTATCACGCGGGCAAGGCGATGCTCTATCTTGATGGACGTCTCTGGGCTCGCGGAGCAGCACTTGACCCAGCGAATCGTTGGTTTCAGGTACAGAATGTAGTCAACGCATCCTCAGTAAATTTCACTGGGCTTGATGGTGCAACAGATCAAGCCTATGAACTTTTTGGACAGTTTCGTTGGCAGTCGGTTGGTCCTGATAATCACATTTATCTACGCTTTAATGGAGATGCCGGAGCTGGTGGCCGTTATGTCTGGGTATCGGCGGGGGCGTATTATGATTTAGGACCAGTCCAAGGCGCAAATGATGGTACGAACACTCCAAGTGGGATTGGGTTGATCCGTTCGAATTGGAATAATGATGGTTACTGTATAATTCGTGGGATTATCACAGCCCAGGCTGGAGGTATAAATGTTCAAGAATATATGGGTCAGGCATTTTTCCGCGCTGACGCTGCCGGGCCGTATATTTCTGTGAAGAACTATGGTGGACAGTATTATTCGGGAAATGCGAATCTGACTTCGCTCTCAATTAACCCGTTGGCTGGAAATGTGACCGGTCGCTTTGCGCTGAGGAGGTTGTATTGATTGATCATAGGAGAGTACGATCCGGCTAATGTAGATAGTATTATAAATACATTGGCAGCATTCTTATCGGGGTTTGGTAGTGTGATTACTGCCTATCTCGGTATTCGATTTGAGCGAAATCGTAGTCGACAGGAATGTGAAGAAAAAATTAAAGCATTTAGAGAAGGTATGAAACTTGGGCGAACAACCGAGGAGCGTAAAAAGTGATGAAAACGATTGCATTTATAATCGTAACAATATCACTGGCCGCTGCCTCTGGGTTTTTTGTAGCTTCGGCTATTCAAGGCGCTCCAACTCAAGCAGTTAAAACGGTTACTGTTACTCTCAAAAATGGAGCAACTGGTCCAACTGGAGAAAAAGGAGTAAAAGGCGAACCTGGAGCAGCAGGGCCAGCAGGACCAGCGGGAGCTCGAGGACCAACGGGAACAGGAGGAGCACTTACTTGTCCGACTGGATTTGAGGTTGGTGAAGTAGTAATTAATCATCCCGGTGGTCAAGTCACTATCTATGGATGTATCAAGGAGGGCCAATGAGCGCACTCCCATGGGAAATCGGTCCTGGACCAAGACCTCATAATAATTCGCGTTTGACTCGCACTCTCTATGCGCCTGATAATCCTGATCAACCGACGCAGTCGGATGGCAAAGATGTACAGGCATTAAAGCGGATGGTGAGTCGGGCGGGTTACTGGGATTGGCAAGATTTTGATCGTACTTACACCAATGCGTTTGCTCATGGTGCGACAGGACCAACAGGTTCGGGTCCTGGGGTGGATGGATTACGCAAATCAATTGGGATTGGCGACGGCTCAGGGACGTTGAATGAGCGCGTTTACCATGCCTTACTATATGCTAGAGTACCGGCAAAAGATTGGCGCGGCAATGCGATGTCACATTCGGGCGAATGGATTTGTGACCAAAAATCGCAGGAACTTTTGACCGCTTACCAGCAGGCATGGAACGAGGATCATCCGGACCCTAAGCCGCCACCTGAGCCAAGTGAGCCAAGTGGTGATCGGCGACAGGTGGCCATGGATCATTTGTACGGACGGCTTGGATACACCGAGTCACCAGCGAACTCGAATTGTGATGAGCGCAAAGATGGTATTAGAACAGCACAGATGCACACCGCTGGTGGAGGTACTTGGTTGTTGTATCAGCCTTGGTGTGGTTGTTGGTGTTACTACGCACTTGAGGCAGCTGGAGTAAACGGTATCGACTCACATATGGCCTCGGTCGCACAGATTGAGGACAATGCCAAACGTAGAGCTAAATGTTACGTCGGTTGGACAGCCGATAGCGCACGCGCGCGCAAGGGTGATCTAGCTGTGATTGGCGGTTATGGTATGCATGTTGAGACGGTACGTGGAAAAGTTCAGGCGGACGGGGGCTTACCGACCTATGGCGGTAATACATCGTCAGGTAGTTCGGGCTCACAAGCAAACGGAGGAGGAGCCTATGCTCGTGTTCGCTATCCGGGGGAGGTGAGAGGCATTGCGCTTGTTCGATATCCCGGAGAGTGATACTGATTTTCGTGGTGAACCCGAGACAGTTGATGTCTGGGATCAGCAAGGTGAAGTAGATTGGAGTAAAGAGCCGCTCTCAGATGATAATTTATCGGATAAAGTAAAGGGTTTTCTTAACGTATCGAAAGGGGAATAAGTATGGAAACACAGCATGAGCAGCCAGTAGAGCCGGGTCAGCCTGAGCCCGAGCCGAAGGCACCAGATCAACCGGTAGAGCCGGGACAGCCCGAGCCAGCTCCAGTTCCAGAGCCGGGACAGCCTGAGCCACAGCCCGGACAGCCCGAGCCAGCTCCAGAGCCGGGACAGCCCGAGCCTTCTCCTGCTGTTCCAGCTCCAGATACGTCTCCTCCCGAGGAGCAGGGGGATGGAAACGGCGAGGGATAATTCAAAAGAAAGTAAAGCGGGTGAAGTAGATGATTATGAGTATTCTTACTAGTACTAAAAAGGTATTGGGGATTGACGAAAATTATACCGTATTTGACGAAGATATCATCATGCATATTAACACTGCCTTCTCTACTCTTACCCAGCTAGGGGTTGGCCCACCTGAAGGTTACATGATTGATGATGTAGCCGATGAGTGGGATGATTTTATTGTCAACGATGCTCAGTATAATTCAGTTAAATCGTACGTTTTTCTCCGTGTTCGACAGCTGTTTGATCCTCCGACGACATCATATCTGATTGCTGCGTTTGATAGACAAATTCAGGAGCTCGAGTGGCGTTTGAATGTGCATCGAGAAGAAACGGCGTGGGTTGATCCAGATCCACCAAGATACCCGGAAGGTCCGTATGGCGAAGATCTTAGAAGGGTGGGGTGATGGAAAGAGAAGATCCTCTGGAAGAGAGAAAACGACAGGATAAGGAGAAAGCTGAGGATAATCGAGCACGACAGAAGCGTCAGGGAGTAATTTCGGAAGAAGGAGCAGAAGAAGAAGCTGCACCGGAAGCTGCACCTGCACCGGAAGCTAAGACTGCAGCTCCGCCAAGCTAGGGGGCAAAATGTCCCTAAAAATTGTAGAAAGTATTCTCGAGCATCACGGTGTTAGGGGAATGAAGTGGGGTGTTCGTCGAAAAGCTACAGTTGGACCACAGGAAGTTATTGTTCGAGACTCAAGAGTTCCAGGTAGCAAGAGACTTGCGACTTCTGGTGGTTCCGGACACCCCGCACATTCCGATGCTGTTCGCGCCCGTACACTTGGGCAAGTTAGTAAGAAAAGTGGAGTTAAATCGCTTTCTAATCAACAGCTACAGGATTATACGAAGCGATTACAGTTGGAACAGCATGCTAATCGACTTCGATATAATGATGCAAGCCCACCTAAGAAATTTGTTATGAGTTTGCTTGGACAAACAGGCAAGAATTCAGCTCAACAGGCAGCAAATGAAGTTGCCTCGCAGCAGGTTAAAAAGCATTTGCTTAAAGCGGGTGTATTGGCTGCTGCAGCATAGAAAGGAGGTTAGGTGGGCCTATCTAATATTGCTGTGCCGATTTATTATGGACAATTTCGCGAAGCAGTTGTTAAAGGTGAAGTTCCTGTTAATCGTGAAATTTCTATGGAAATGAATCGGATTGATGCGCTCATTGCTAACCCAAATATTTACTACGATGATGAGGCTGTGGAAGGATTTATCCGTTATTGTGAAGGAGAATTAACTTTAACGGATGGATCTGATTTACATTTGCTTGATTCGTTTAAACTTTGGTCTGAACAAATTTTTGGCTGGTATTATTTCGTTGAGCGTAGTGTTTATGTTCCAACGAAAGAAAATCATGGTGGACATTATGAGAAACGTTTAATTAAAAAACGCCTAACACTTAAACAATATCTAATAGTTGCACGTGGTGCAGCTAAATCTATGTATGCATCAGTCATTCAAAGTTATTTTCTTAACGTCGATACTTCAACCACGCATCAGGTTACTACAGCACCAACGATGAAACAGGCAGACGAAGTCATGTCTCCGTTTCGTACTGCCATTACGCGCGCACGCGGACCATTGTTTAAATTCTTAACTGAAGGATCACTTCAGAATACAACTGGTTCTCGAGCTAATCGAGTTAAATTAGCTGCAACCAAGAAAGGGATTGAGAACTTTCTGACTGGATCGTTACTCGAAGTTCGCCCAATGGCAATCAATAAGCTGCAAGGTCTTCGTCCGAAGATCTCTACGATCGATGAATGGTTGTCAGGTGATCTGCGAGAAGATGTAGTGGGTGCAGTTGAACAGGGAGCATCGAAGCTCGAGGATTATTTGATCGTTGCTATTAGTTCGGAAGGAACTGTTCGAGCTGGTTCAGGTGACACCATTAAGATGGAGTTGGCCGATATTCTTAAGGGTGAATACCTCGCACCACACGTTTCGATTTGGCATTATAAGTTAGACGAAATTGAGGAAGTTGCCAATCCAGGAATGTGGATAAAAGCAAATCCGAATTTGGGAGCGACGGTTTCTTATGAAACGTATCAGCTTGATGTGGAGCGGGCTGAAAAGGCGCCTGCGTCCCGAAATGACATTCTTGCTAAGCGTTTCGGGATTCCAATGGAGGGTTATACGTATTTCTTCACCTATGAAGAGACCCTTCCTCATCCTCACCGAGAATTCTGGCAGTTGCCATGCGCCTTGGGGGCAGACTTATCCCAGGGCGACGACTTCTGTGCATTTACCTTCTTATTCCCATTGGGACGTGAGAAGTACGGCATAAAAACACGTAGTTATATTACCGAACTTACGTTGATGAAACTTCCAGCAGCTATGCGCCAAAAATATGAAGAGTTCGTAAATGAAGGAAGTCTTCATGTAATGGCTGGAAGTATTCTTGACATGATGGAAGTCTATGAAGATCTCGATCATTTTATTCTAACTTCAGAATATGATGTTCGTGCTTTTGGATATGATCCATATAATGCTAAAGAATTCGTTGCTCGTTGGGAAGTGGAGAACGGACCGTTTGGTATTGTGAAAGTAATCCAAGGAGCTAAGACAGAATCGGTTCCTTTGGGCGAACTCAAGATTATGAGTGAAGAGCGATTGCTAATTTTCGATCAGGCGCTTATGTCATTTGCAATGGGTAACGCAATTACGTTGGAAGATACTAACGGAAATCGTAAGCTTTTGAAGAAGCGCCAAGATGAGAAGATTGATAATGTCGCTGCCCTTATGGACGCTTGGATTGCATACAAGCTAAATAAGGAGGCTTTTGAATGAACGATAATAAAATGTGGGTTAATGTACCTGGATTGGCGATGATTGTAATTGCTGCTGTAGCTGTAATTGCGCTAATTCATTTCTGGTAAGGAGGTCTTTGAGTGAGTTTTGGGGAAGGAGGTGAGATGTGTCGCGATTTGCCACGACGTTGAGGCATGCCTGGAATGTCTTCACTAATCAAGCGCAGACAAGGAATCAAAGTAGTCCTTGGCCTGTTCAGCCCGGTTCTCGTATTGAATCTTATGGCGCCTCTTATGGATCAAGACCAGATCGCGTAAGACTTCGAATTCCCAACGAACGCTCAATGATCGCTTCGATTTATACACGTCTTAGTATTGATGTTGCTTCGGTTGATATGCGTCATATTAGAAATGACGACCAAAATCGATATCTCGAAGACATTGATAGTGGTCTTAATAATTGTTTGACGGTTGAAGCCAATATTGATCAAGCTGCGCGCGCTTTTCGCCAAGATATTGCTATGACACTTTTTGATAGAGGCGTTGCAGCGCTTGTTCCGGTGGATACGTCAATTAGTCCAGAGCAATCTGCTGGTTATGAGATTTTAACGCTGCGTGTTGGTGATATTGTACAGTGGTATCCACAGCACGTACGAGTAAGTTTGTATAACGAAGCGATTGGAAAACGAGAAGAAATTACTTTGGAGAAATCTGCAGTAGCGATTGTTGAGAATCCTTTGTATGCAGTGATGAATGAACAAAATTCGACTCTTCAGCGTTTGCTTAATAAACTTAATTTGTTGGATGCGATTGATAATCAGTCTGCTTCAGGAAAACTTGATCTGATTATTCAGCTTCCGTATGTAATTAAATCTGAAGCTCGTAGACAGGCAGCAGAACAACGTCGTACGGACATTGAGTTTCAGCTTAAAGGTAGCCAATACGGTATTGCTTATACAGATGCGACGGAAAAGATCACTCAGCTAAACCGTCCGGCCGAGAATAACCTCATGACCCAAGTCGAATACCTAACAGCCATGCTCTACGGCCAACTGGGTCTAACCGAAGACGTCATGAATGGTACGGCCGACGAAAAGGCTATGCTGAATTATTGGAATCGTACAATTGAACCCGTCCTTACAGCTATTGTCGAATCTATGCGACGCACCTTCTTGACCAAAACTGCTCGGACTCAAAAGCAAACTGTTCAATTCTTTCGAGATCCATTTCGGTTGGTTCCGATTGGGAACATTGCTGAGATTGCCGACAAGTTTACTCGTAATGAAATTATAACGTCGAACGAAATGCGACAAGCGATTGGGTTTCCTCCAAGCAAAGATCCAAAGGCTGATCAGTTGGTCAATAGCAATATGCCACAAGGAAGTAACGGAAGTGTTTCAGCAGAAGATCCAGTGATGGCTGAAGTGGCATCTGCTGTCAAGGATGCAAAAGTTAGGAGGAACATTCAAAATGGGAGCTGAGGCTACGCCTGACTTTAGCGGCTACGCCACGAAGGCTGGTCTTAAGTGCTCTGATGGCCGGACGATTACTCCGGATGCCTTTAAGCATCAGGATAGTGAAACTGTTCCATTGGTCTGGCAGCATAATCACAACGAGCCCGCGAATGTTCTTGGATACGCAGTCCTCGAGCACCGCGACGACGGTGTTTATGCTTATGGGTACTTTAATGAAACCGACCAGGCACAGAACGCGAAGACGCTGGTTCAGCACGGAGACATTAAGTCGTTGTCTATTTATGCTAATCAGCTGACCGAGAAGGCAAAGCAGGTTCTTCACGGATTTATTCGTGAACTGAGTCTAGTTCTATCGGGTGCTAATCCTGGTGCACTTATCGACAACATCACTTTGGCGCATGCCGATGGCGATATGGTTACGTTGGAAGATGAAGCGATTATTTACACTGGTTTGGAACTTAATCATGCTGATGGATCCTCCTCGGATTCAACAGAAGAGGTTACCGAAGAGGCAAAGGAAGAGACGACCGAAGAAACAACTGAAGAGGTAACTCATTCTGTAGAAGATCCAACAGTCCAAGAAGTTTATGACTCCATGAATTCTGTGCAGAAGGAAGTTGTTCACTACATGGTTGGTACTGCGCTCGCCGAGCGTGCCGCCGAACTTAAACAGAGCTCAACTAATGATTCCGAATCAACAACCGATTCGGTCGAAGAGGAGTCTACTACAGACCTTGCCCATGATGACAATAATGAAGAGGAAGGACGGCGAATGTCCCGCAACGTCTTCGAAGAGAGCGGAGGCAAAACGGAAGAAGAGCATGTTCTCAGTCATGACGCGATCAAGAGCATTGTCGATGAAGCTCAGAGAACTGGATCGCTGAAAGAAGCCGTCGAGCACTATGCCATCAAGCACGGCATCGATAACATTGAGGTCCTCTTCCCGGATGCCAAGACTGTTACGGATTCTCCCGAGTTTGATAGTCGGAGAGTCGAGTGGGTTTCCAATGTTATGAACGGCACTAAACACTCGCCGTTCTCCCGCATTAAGTCGCTTGTCGCGGATATTACCTTTGATGAAGCTCGAGCACGCGGCTACATCAAGGGCAATTTCAAGAAAGAAGAGTGGTTTGCCGTTTCATCGCGCAGCACGACGCCGAGCACGGTCTACAAGAAGCAGAAGCTAGATCGTGACGACATCATCGATATCACCGATTTCGATATCGTGATGTGGCTCAAGGGTGAGATGCGGCTTATGCTCGACGAAGAGATCGCTCGTTCGATTCTTATCGGCGATGGTCGTGCAGTTGACGACGACGACAAGATTAAGGATCCTGCTGGCGCATCTGAGGGTGCGGGAATTCGTTCCATTCTCCACGATCACGACCTCTATGCATCGACGATCAACGTGGACGACTCTGCACCTCCGCCGGACGTGGTTGATGCAGTTATTGGATCCATGCAGTACTACAAGGGCTCAGGTTCTCCGACATTCTACACGACGATTCAGGTTCTCACGTCGCTGTTGCTTGCCCGAGATACTCAGGGCCATCGTTTGTGGAAGACTCCAGACGAGCTTGCTTCCGAAATGGGAGTCTCAAACATCGTTACAGTTGAAGTCATGGAAAGCGAAGATGATCTTCTCGGTATTGTCGTAAACTTGAAGGATTACACGATTGGTGCCGATAAGGGCGGGGAAGTCAACTTCTTCGACGACTTTGACATCGACTACAACCAGTACAAGTATCTGTACGAGACTCGTATTTCTGGTGCTCTGACGAAGATTCGTTCGGCCCTGGTCATCAAGAGGGCTCCTAGTGGTACAGTTCTTGTTACGCCAGAGAAGCCTGACTTCGATGGAACAACTGTTGTTGTGAAGACGACGTCTGGTGTCGTGTACAAGAATAAGGCCACTGGTGCGACGCTTACCACGGCTGCACCTGTTGCTCTGGCTGAGGGTGACACACTCACAGTTCAGGCTGAGCCGACTGCAGGTAAGTACTTTGCCAACAATCAGGACGACGAGTGGACTTTCCAGAACAAGAACTAAGGTAGGTCTTCCATGGCGAAGTTCTTTGGTCGTGTTGGTTACGGATTCACAGTAGAAAACGAGCCTGGCGTATGGGTCGATGAGATTATTGAGCATTCATATTACGGAGATGTTATTCGTAATACTCGCAATCTTCGCGAAGGCGAGCATCTCAATCAAGACCTAAGCGTACAGAATTCGATCAGTATTGTAGCCGATGCATATGCTAATGATCATTTCTTTGCCATTCGTTATGTAGAGTGGGCGGGGGCTTTGTGGACGGTTTCGAGCGTTGAAGTGCAGAGTCCCCGTCTTCTGCTGAGATTGGGGGAGGTGTACAATGGGCCGACGCCTGCAGTTACACCAACTCCTTGAAACGTTTACAGAAAATGTGTATTTTCAGCCACCAACTAATATTCAGCTGAAATATCCTTGCATTATCTATAAACGAGACTTTGCGGACACTAAATTTGCGGATGACAAACCATACGATTTTGTATTGAGATATATGGTTACGGTCATTGATCAGGATCCTGATAGTGAGATTCCAGGCAAAGTGGCTGCAATGCCAATGAGCTTATTTAATCGTTTTTATACAGCTGATAGCTTAAATCACGATGTGTTTAATGTCTATTACTAAAGGAAAGGAAGCAAATGCCAGGGCCGTTGACATGGGACGAAGTTGGCGAGCGCCTGTATGAAGTTGGCGTAGACCATGGCGTTCTATATATTCCAAACGCGACCGGCGTTTATGACAAAGGTTACGCTTGGAATGGACTCACAACTGTTACAGAATCACCCTCTGGAGCAGAAGCTAATCCACAGTATGCAGATAACATCAAGTATCTAAATCTTTACTCTGCCGAGGAGTTTGGCGGAACGATTGAAGCATTTACTTACCCGGATGAGTTTGCGCAGTGCGATGGTACAGTGGTTCCTGCGCCTGGTATTGCTGTTAGTCAGCAGGCTCGGAAGATGTTTGGTCTGTCCTACCGCTCCCGTGTCGGCAACGACCTCGAGGGGACAGACTTTGGCTATAAGCTACATCTACTGTATGGTCTAACCGCTTCTCCGTCGGAGAAGGCCTATGCCACGATCAATGATTCGCCGGAAGCAATTGCATTTAGCTGGGATGTAACCTCTATTCCTGCTCCGGCTACCGACCTTAAACCAACTTCTCTAATCGTGATTGATTCGACCGCAGTAGATCCAGCTGATCTTACGGCACTCGAGACACTTCTGTATGGTGCCGCAGCTACTGAACCGAAGCTTCCAACTCCGGATGAAGTAATTGCGCTTTTTCCTAGCACCCTGATGGTTGAAACGGCTGCTGCATCGGGGGCTGCAGAGGAAGAGCCGACTACTTATTGATGAAAGGAGGTTAGAGAATGCTCATGATTGTGGTTCCAGGTGTCGAAATGTTCGACGAGCAGTCACAAGAATTTATTACCATCGATGATGTGACTTTGGAGCTAGAGCATTCTCTAATCTCACTGTCAAAATGGGAGTCAATTTATGAAAAGCCGTTCTTGGGTAAGGACGATAAAACGTCTGAGGAAGTTCTTGGCTATGTAAGAGCGATGACATTGACTCCCAATGTTCCAGAGGAAGTTTTTCTCAAACTCTCCGAAAGTAATATTACTGCAATTAACGAATACATCGACGCTAAGATGACTGCAACGTGGTTCAACGAACCTCCAGGTGCTCCGAAGAGCCGAGATGTAATTACAGCTGAGCTAATTTATTACTGGATGGTTGAATTTAGGATTCCGTTCGAATGTGAGAACTGGCATCTTAATAGATTGTTTACTCTGATTCGAGTTTGTAACATTAAACAATCGAAGCCACAGAAAATGAGTCGTTCTGAAATTGCAGCTCGCAATCGAGAACTTAATAGACAACGTAAAGCTCAGCTTGGTACTAAAGGGTAGAAGGAGGTGGCATGACCCCTCTTGTTTGGGACGTAGTTGGTGAACGAGCTTACGAATTTGGTGTCGATCGTGGAGTTCTCTATCTTCATGATGGCACAGTAGCAGTTTGGAACGGACTTACCAAGGTAGATGAGTCTTCTGATTCTGAATTAAAATCCTATTATCTTGATGGCGTTAAGTATTTGCAAAATTTGATTCCGGGGGATTTTTCGGGGAAACTTTCGGCATTCACTTATCCCGAAGAATTTGACAGAGTTAATGGCAATGAGACTGGCTTCTTAGGATTAGCTTTTTATGATCAACCGGCAGAAAGTTTTAATTTATCATATAGAACACGTATTGGTAATGATATAGAGGGTGAAGAACTTGGTTATCACATTCACATTCTCTATAATGTAATGGCTGTTCCTGATAATCTTGGATTTGAAACTTCTAAAGATTCGGGAGCTCAACCAATTGAATTTAGTTGGACGTTAACTGGAACGCCACCAAAAATGATAGCTGGATTTAGACCAACAATTCACATTTCTATTGATTCGACAAAATTAACTTCGGACCTTTTGCAGCAAGTGGAAGATGTGCTCTATGGAACAGATACAACAGCGCCAAGACTTCCATCAATCGACGAAATTGCTAAAGCTTTCGGATATTTGGGTTCGCTTATTATTGTTGATTATGAAACTGGTGTTTGGGCAGCTGTTGATGAAACAAATTCTTATATTACTATGATCGATGAGACTACTTTTCAGATCGACAATGCTGATGCTACTTACTTAGATGCGGTTACGTATGAAATTTCGACCACAGAGCCCAGCTAAGGAGGTGAAATGGCTACAGTTACTGGTCTTACTGCCGAACGAATGCTGGAAATTGAAGCGGCATCAGTTGTTGATGGTGATGTTGTTTCTGGCAATTTGATTCTTACCAAACACGATGGATCAACAATTAATGCTGGCGCCGTAATGGGTCCAACGGGTGCTACGGGACCGACAGGACCACCTGGTGCTACTCCAACTCCAGGCCAGATGATGATTCCAGGTGAGATCAAAATGTGGCCGAATAGTGTCCTACCTGAGTTGGCTCTATATGGGCTTTGGACTTGGGCTAATGGTGGTATATTTGACGTGGCAGCATATCCAAAAGCAAACTCGCATATTGATCCGGCGTGGAAAACTGCGATGGGTCTACCTGATCCTGGTGCTGGTAAGTTCCGAGTGCCTGATTTGCGTGGTCTCACCCCAGCTGGTCTTGATGCCATGCCTGTTGGTAGTGCGCGTGCTAATCGTGTAGCTCGAGCTGTCGCAATTATCCTCGCAAAGAATACAGGCGAGGAGTATCATGTAGTTAGCGTTGGTGAGATGCCTTTCCATGGGCACGGTGGTTCTATTAGTCCTGCCGGAGCTCACTCGCATACTCCCGACATTAATAACGATTTCCTGACTGGTGCACGAGGAGGTGCAACTGCCGCGCTCGGTTCGGGTGGTACGGCTCGCTTCATTGCAAGTAACTCTCGATTCACCACGAATGGTGTTGGAGATCATGCTCACGGTCTGACAATTGATGGTGCTGGTGGCGGTGGTGGACATGAGACCATGCAGCCTACAATCTTTGTTCCTTATATTGTGAAGTTGGACGATTAAAATGAGAATCGAACTCGCTGGGAGCTTAATCCGCCCCGAGCCGCTAGTAATCAAATTCATCGCTAATCAAAATTTTGATGTGCAGCAGTATATTGATCTCGGTTATACTCATTTCGATGTAATTTGCATTGGTGCTGGCGGAGGTCGAGGTGGAGGAGTTGATACCGCAAACAGCGGCACTCTAGTTGTTAATTACGGTGGAGCAGGAGGCGGCGGAGGATTTCATCGAGTTCGTGGTCTACTATCGGCTCTACCAAGTCTATGTCCAGTGGTTGTTGGTGTTGCTGGTACTGCGGGAGTCGATCGTGTTAGTAACCCTGCGTCAACCACAGATGGAGGTGACGGTGGATATTCTTCATTCAATAATCCCACTTGTCGAGCCTCAGGTGGTAAAGGCGGTAAGCGAGCTCAATCGAATTCTCTCACAGTTTCCACAGCGGCAAATGGCGGTGATGGTGGAATAGGAAATCGCACTACTGCTGGTGGTGGAGGTACAGGAGGATTAGCTGGTACTCCGGCCGCATCTGGTTCTGGTACGACGGGTTTTCCTGGAGCCGATGGAACTTTTCTTTATGATCCTCTTTCTCAGTATGTTGGTAAAGGTGGAGGTGGTGGAGCGGGTGGTGTTGGTAAGTATGGAGAAACTCCAGCCACTGCTCATAATTATGCAACTGCTAGTGGACGTGGTTCATGGAATCCTGGAGATATATCGGTTTATGGATCAGCAGATAGTCCAACAAATGATCCAGCTACATCAGCACCACAAATTGTCCCTGGAAAAGCTGGTGGAGCTAAGGCAGCACCACTAAACGGTTTGCCATATTTGTTTGGTCGATCTAGCGATCCCGGTACTGTAATTCTTCGCTTGACAGCAGAATAATGGCCGGTCTTATTAAGATTACACAAAAAGGTTCATTTAATAAGACTGAAACATGGCTGAGAAAAATGAAAGAGCAAGATCGACTAGCTATTCTAAATAAATACGGGTCTTTAGGTGTAAATGCTCTTTCAAATGCTACACCAATAGAATCTGGTTTAACTGCAGAATCATGGTTTTACACGATCGAACAACGACCAGGATATTACTCGATTCGTTGGCACAATAGTCATGTTGAAGATGGTATTCCAATCGCTGTCATTCTTCAATATGGTCACGGTACTGGAACCGGTGGTTACGTACAAGGTCGTGATTATATTATGCCAGCAATCCGACCGATCTTCGATCAGATAGTAGCCGAAGCCGAGAAAGCCTTAAGGGGGTGACCAAGTGGCATCCGTTGATGACAAAATTGTTGCGATTAGCTTTGAATCTACTAAATTCGAACAAGGCGTTAACAGCGCAGTCAGAGCACTCGATAAATTAAAGAAATCGCTTAATTTTCCTGAAGCGGGTAAGGGCTTGTCATCTATTAGTGACGCCTTTAAGAGACTGCAACTTGGTCGTGTAGGTCAAGCAGTTGATAATGTTAAGAACAAACTTTCGGCTCTTCGACTGGTTGGAATTGCGGTACTTTCGAATCTAGTAATTGAAGCTGTTCATGCTGGCGCAAGAATGATCAAAGCCTTAACGCTTGATCCAATCATGCAGGGCTATCATGAGTATGAGACTAAGCTAACTGCAATTCAGACGATTTTGTCTAATACTCACGCTGCTGGCGTTAAGTTGAAGGATGTTACCAAAGCGCTTAATGAGCTGAATACATATGCTGACAAAACGATTTACAATTTCTCCGAAATGACTCGAAATGTTGGTACCTTTACGGCTGCTGGTGTAGATCTGACGACAGCGGTGGCTTCAATCAAGGGTATCGCAAACCTAGCTGCAGTGTCGGGCTCAAATGCAGAGCAAGCATCAACGGCAATGTATCAGCTTTCGCAGGCGATCTCAGCAGGAACAGTCAAGTTGCAGGATTGGAACTCAGTGGTCAACGCTGGTATGGGCGGTACACTATTTCAGCGTGCTCTAACACAAACTGCTGAGCATATGGGTACGCTGAAAAAGGGTGCTGTTACGCTCACCGGCGCAATGAAGAATGTTACGATTAACGGAGAATCTTTCCGACAATCGCTTGCCTCAGCTGGACCAGGAAAGAAGTCTTGGCTGACGTCGGATGTCTTGACGAGTACGCTTAAGCAGCTTTCGGGCGATATGACTGATAACCAGTTGAAAGCCGAAGGCTATACCGATGCTCAAATCAAGCTGATCCAGACTCAAGCTAAGATGGCTGTACAGGCTGCAACCCAGGTTAAGACTCTCTCGCAGCTACTCGATACGACCAAGGAAGCAATTGGTTCGGGTTGGGCCCAGACCTGGGAGCTGATCTTTGGTAACTTCGGCGAAGCCCGAACATTGTTCACAGGTCTATCCAATGCGATCAACGGTTTCGTCAGTGCCAATGCAGCCGCCCGTAACAAAGTACTAAGCGATTGGAAAGCTCTCGGTGGTCGGACCGTTTTGATTTCCGCCCTGAAGCAGGCTTTCCATGATTTGGCCGCAGTGGTTAAACCGATTAAGGATGCTTTCCGAGACATCTTCCCGGCCAAGACGGGCAAAGATCTTTACAACATGACCTTGCAGTTTAAACGATTTACTGAAATGTTGATGCCAAGTCCGGCAACAGTTGAGAATTTGAGACGCACTTTCCGCGGATTGTTTGCGCTCCTGGACATTGGCAAGCAGATAGTCAGTGGTATCTTTATTGTCATGGGTAAGTTCTTCCAGGCCGTTGGTGTTGGGAGCGGAGGTTTTCTAGATCTTACTGGTAGTATTGGCGACTTTCTAGTTTCGGTCGATCAGGCTTTAAAGAAGGGTGATCGACTTCACAATTTCTTCGTCAAAATGGGAGACATTCTTGCTGTTCCGGTAAAAGCAATCGGCAAGTTGCGAGATGCTTTGCTAAGTTTGTTCTCCGGATTTTCCCCGGGGGCGTTTTCTGGACAACTTGATTCGGCGACCCAAGCAGTGACACCATTGCAAAAAGTGGTTGAAGCACTTACTACTGCTTGGGCAAATTTCCTCGACGGTTTTAGCAATACCGGTCAAGTCTTGCAGCCCGCAGTGGATGCAATCGTTACTGTGATTCAAGGCCTAGGTCCAGCCATTAACGCAGCTCTCTCAAACATGAATTTCGAAGCAATCCTGGCTGTTATTAGAACCGGTCTGTTCGGTGCTCTGGTTGTGATGTTCAGACAATTCCTGGGCAAGGGCAGTCTGGCTAAACAATTGGCTGGAGCTGGTGGCGGAATTCTTGGCAATATTGCTGGCTCATTCAAGGCACTCGAGGGCTCGATGGTAGCTCTCCAGCAGAACATCAAAGCAAAGACTCTGAAAGAAATTGCGATTGCTGTTGCATTGCTGTCGCTTTCGATTGTTGCCTTGTCCTTTGTTGATCCAAAGAAACTCAATGCTTCTTTAGTTGCAATTACATTTGCTTTTGCTCAGCTATTGGGTGCGATGGCGATTATGGATAAGATCGGCAAATCGGGCGGTTTCATCAAGATGCCGATTATTGCCGGATCGCTGATTCTTCTAGCTGGTGCGATCGACATCCTTGCTATTGCAGTAATTGCGCTTAGTCGACTCAGTTGGGGAGAATTGGTAAAGGGTCTTGGCGCGGTTGGATTCTTGTTGGCTGGGATTGCGATCGCGGTAAAACCATTGTCTTCAGGTTCAATCCAAATGGTTGCTGTTGGTGTTGGTCTTAATGCAATTGCGGTAGCCTTGAATATCTTGGCCTTCGCCGTAGCTAAGCTTGGCGGAATGGATACAGGTACACTTGCCAAAGGTTTGGGTGCCATTGCGATCGCCCTTACTGCCATTGGCCTAGCTGCAAAACTAATGCCTGCTAATATGCTGATTACGGGCGCTGGTTTGGTTGCCGTAGCTTTCGGTCTGCAGATTATTGCTAAGGTAGTGCAGAAGTTTGGTGGGATGGACTGGCGAACAATTGGCAAAGGTATGATAGCTATTGGTGGAGCACTAGTAGTTATTGCCGGTGCAATGCAATTGATGCCAACGAATATGATTGTTACAGCAGCCGGTCTGTTAATTGTCTCGTTTGCGCTCGGGAAAATTGCTGCTGCAGTGCAGAGTATGGGCGGAATGTCAATCGGTGAAATCGCCAAAGGCTTGGGTACTCTAGCTGCCTCATTGGGAATCTTGGCAATTGCTTTGTACGCGATGTCAGGAGCAATCGGCGGTGCTGTTGCGCTAGGAGTAGCTGCAGCAGGATTGGCTTTGCTTGCTCCAGCCCTGGTCGTTCTAGGAAAGCAGTCATGGACCTCAATTATCAAAGGTTTGGTGGCTCTAGCAGCTGTATTCATCGTCATCGGCGCCGCCGCAGCTTTGCTTACACCCGCAATACCAGCCATGATCGGCCTAGGTGCCGCCCTAATACTGATTGGTGCTGGCTTGGCGTTGGCCGGTGCTGGAATTGCCCTGATCGGGATCGGTCTTAGCGCAATTGTAGTTGCCGCTCCAACTGCAGTCGGAATTATTGTGCAGGCGTTTGTTCAGCTACAAGAAGGTATTATCAAGAACGCCAAACTCTTGATTCTAGGATTGTTGCAGATTGTCGAGCAAGTCGCAAAGGTGGCACCAAAGTTTGCCGATGCTCTGGTTAAGATTCTCGGCACTTTGATCGATGCTCTGATTAAGCTTTCACCAAAAGTAGTGGAAGCAATGAATGCACTCTTGGATGCAGTGTTGGCGGTTATTAGTCAGAATCAGGGTAAGATTATTCAAGCCGGATTCAGTCTTATCCTAGCGCTGCTGCAAGGTATCAAACAGAACATCGGACAGATTGTTACCGCAGTAGTAAGTATCGTCGTCAAGTTCCTTCAGGCAATTGGTAATAATCTTAATCGAATTATTATTGCCGGAGGGCAACTACTTCTTTCCTTGATTAAGGGAATTGCTCGATATTACGCGATGCTTGCCACCGCTGGACTAACGATTATTGCCAAGTTTGTTGGTGCGATTGCCAATAATATTGGTAAGGTTGTTAGTGCGGGTCTTAATATTGTCGTTAAATTGGTGGGAGCAATTAGTAGGAATGTCGGCAAACTAGTTGCAGCTGGTTCGGACGCAGTTGTGAAATTTATCACTGGTGTCGGTAATGCTGGACCCCGGATCATTACTGCAGCTACCAACGCGATAATTAAATTCATTAATGCGCTGCAGAAGAATGCCAACAAGCTGGCTGCTGCTGGTGGTAGAGCAATCATCGCCTTCTTGAACGGTATTGCTACTACTATCGATCAACAAGCACCTCAAATGAGAGCTGCTGGTATTAGAATTGGAGTAGCTCTTGTCGATGGTATGACCTTTGGTCTGGCTAGTAAAGCCGCCGGAGTGATCAAGAAGGCCGGAGATCTTGTCGGCAGCGTTAAGCGGAAGCTCGAAGTCTGGAAGAGTCCTCCGTTTGCTTACGGCGAGTTCCTTGGACAAAGCGTCGTGCTAGGTCTGGCTCAAGGACTATCGGATAATGCTGAGGCGGTTAATGTAGCTGGAGAGACAAGTCGAAGTGTTATCGACATGTTTAACACGGTTTTCCAGACGGCATCTCCGTCCAAGGTTACGTATGCGATTGGTCGAGATGTGATCAATGGCTTTGCTCTTGGTTTGAAGAAGGGTACACAAGACGATATTAAACAAGCTTTCGCTGATCTGAGACAAAACTTGCTTGGTCAAGCAGCAGATCTTCGCAAGCAGATCGCTGATGAAAAACAGAAGATTGCTGAATTGAGGAAAGGCAAAGAAACTAAGGAAGAGACTGCTGAAATTAAAGCTTTGACTGCGGCTCTTAATCTACATAAACTCGAGTTGATCAAAGTAACCGAAGCACAGGGCGCGTTGAGTAAAGGTCAGCAGAAAAATAAAAAAGATTTGGTTGACTTGGCGAATCGATATGCTGCTCTTGGCGATAAGATTGAGTTGGTTAGAGGTGTAATTAAAGATTTCCAAGATCAGTATGCTGCCTTACCTCAGATTGAAACTGTGGATTCAGAAGGTCAGCCGCTTACGGGTGCTCAGCAATTGGACATCTATACCAAAGCTCTTACAAATCAAGTTGGAGCTGTTCAACAATACAACGCAACGCTTCAGCAACTTAGAGCGTTGGGTTTGGATGATAATACGTATAAAATGTTGTTGGCGCAGGGTACATCGGGCGAGGCTTTCGCGGAATCACTACTTGCTGGTGGTGCACCTGCGATTGCGAGTATTAACAAGCTCGATTCTCAACTTGATACTGCAGCCGGAACACTTGGTGAAGATGCTGCGGCTAATTTGTACAACGCTGGTAAGAAGGCAGCTGAAGGTCTAATTGCTGGACTGTTGTCCGATCAAGAGGCTCTCAAGAAATCGATGACTACGCTTGTCAATACGATCGTTAATGCAATTAAGAAGAAACTGAAGATCAAATCACCATCAGAAGTATTTGCTGACATTGGTGCTTTGACGATGGAAGGTCTGGCGAAGGGTTTCTCTGACTCGACCAAGGTTGTAACCAAGGCTGTCGATCAGGCAGCTCAGGATGCATTAACGCAAATGCGGAAATCTATGAGCGATGTTTCCAATGTGGTACTCGAGCAGTTGAATCCAAATCCAGTCATTACTCCAATTCTTGATCTCACACAGGTTCAGGCTAGAAAAGCTGAACTAGATGCATTGACGAATGTGGTTCCGATTACGGCTGCGGTTTCGACAAACCAGGCCTCGGCTATTTCTGCAGGAACAGCATCAGCTGAAGGCGATCAAACTACTGTAGCTCCTGGTGGAACTTCATTCAAATTTGAACAGAACAATTATTCTCCGGAGGCATTGTCAGATATCGAGATCTATCGAAAGACAAAGAATCAACTTTCTTTGGTCAAGTCTGCACTTGCCATTACGTAAACATTCTCGGGCCCTCTTCGGAGGGCCTAAGGAGGTTCTGACTAGCCGTGTTGACTGAACTTAAGGCGTACAGTTCATGGCAATCAGCTCCTGTACTACCTTTGAGTGATGTTGGCTGGGCTGAGACGGACTTGATCCAAATTAGAAATATTGATGGATTAGATCCAGTCGCTGCCTCAGTCAATACTTCACCTTTTGGATCAGTTGATGGAGCATCTTACACAGGTAGTAACGTGCTGACTCGAAATATTGTACTTACCCTGCATCCAAATCCAGATTGGGATCTTTGGACATCTGAGAGTTTGCGTCGATTGCTTTATTCATATTTCATGCCTAAGCGACCAGTAAAATTGGTTTTTTATAGCGACGACATAGTTCCAGTGCAAATTTCGGGGATTGTTGAATCGGTTGAAGCTAATCCATTCAGCAAAGATCCGGAATTTCTAGTTTCAGTTATTTGTCCAGATCCATATTTTACCGCGCTCGAGCCGATTGTTGTTACAGGTCTGTCAGTACGTCCAGGAGGAGCGGTAACAACCGTTGAGTACAACGGAAGTATCGAAACCGGAATGGAAGTCGAGGTTTCATTTGCTTCTGGTTCTGTTCCCGCTTCGATTGGGATTCAAATCGGAAGTCCTGCAATTTCATATTTTGATGTAGCAGCTTCAGTAAATGCAGCCTTAATTTTTGAGATGTGTTCTAAGCCAATGAACAAATATGTGCAAAATGTTGATCTTAACACCGGCGTTATTACCAATCTACTATCCAAGGTAGTAAAAGAAGGTTCCACTTGGCCCAGTTTTCAACCGGGTGAGAATGAATTTTCAGTTATCACAAATGCTGGAGTACAAGATTGGGAGCTGACATATCTTGAACGATTCGGCGGTCTCTAATGGAACTTTTCACTCTGAATCGCAAGTTTCTTAAACAAGATCTAATCGACGGATTTAATTCAGCTATTTGGACTGAACGATATTATGGTGATAGTGAAGTTGAGCTAGTAGTTCCACTGTCAGATGAGATGGTTCAGACATTGCCAGAAGGTATATTTGTTGGTCTGACTGGATCCGATGAAGTGATGATTATTGAAAGTGTAAGTACGGACAATAGTAATGGTACTCTAAAAGCTTCTGGAATTAGCATTCTAGCTTGGTTGAATAATCGCTTTATTCGAATATCACCCAAACACGACGAGAACACTTGGATGCTTACCGGCGGTGTGCCGGGTCAGTATTTATGGCTGATAGTATATTACATGTGTTGTCAAGGAAGTCCATATTTGAATGGTACCTATGATATCGGTATTCCCAATCCACAACAACTGATAATTCCAGGCTTAGGTCTTAAGGCTTATGACGCCTCGGGCGATGTTGTTGATATTGCCGTTGATTACCGCGACCCAGTTTATGATGCTTTGCGGAAAATTGCAACTGCTTATCAAATTGGCATGAAAATTACACTAGACTCAGCCGATGATAATTCATATTTCCTTGGTTTTCGAAGTTACAAAGGGCTTGATCGTACTAGTGCTCAAAACGCAAATGTAATTGTTCGATTTTCTCCACAGATGGATTCTTTGACGAATATCAAAGAAGTGCGATCGATTGCTGCACTCAAAACCGTGGTATATACCTTCGCTTCGTCGCTAGATGATGCGGATAAACCACTAGCGACAGCTCCTGGTGAAGCTAGATTAACCGGAACACAATATACCGGATTTGATTTGCGCGCTCTAATGGTACTCGTAGATAGTATGCCTACGCACGATGTAATTGCAGGAAACGCACAAGTAATCAAAAATGCTTTGATAGCACAAGCTAATTTGAATCTCGCTAATAATAGGTTTATAGCTATTGTCGATGGCGAAATTGTTCCTGCGAATGAATTTCAGTATGGGGTTGATTATACTCTTGGTGATGTGGTTGAAGTACAAGGAAATAGCGGTATAACTCAACGAGTTCGAGTTACCGAGTATATTCGTGCACAAGACGAGGCAGGAGAAAGAGCATATCCAACTGTGGTGGCCCTTGACTAGGAGGAAGCCGTGAGATGAATATTTTTTATGGGCTGCTAATCTGGACTGGTGGCTTAATAATCGGTTTCCTGCTTAGAGTCTGGATAGGAAGAGTAACTGGCTATACAGGAACTATTTTTGTTAGTAGAACGGAACAAAAGACTGTATATACGCTCGAGCTCGAAGAATACCCAGACGAGATCCGATTTAAAAAAGAAGTAGTTTTTAAAGTAGATGCTAGTAACTTCGATGAAGTCGATATTTCTGAAAAAAGCTCTAATCGCGAGTGAAACATTGCGTATAATGAGACTCTATCGAAGGAGAACTATGTTTTCTAGGTCGAATGCCGCAACTCTAATCGAACTCGCGTATAACAGAGCGATTCGTGAGTTGAGTGGTCATGAGATCGGCTCGGAAGAATACAAGACGATTTTGGACAGAGCAGTCACATTGCAAAAGCTGATGGATGAAGAAAAGCCATCATCTGTAAGCAAGGACACTCTGGCCGTTATCGGTGCAAATCTGCTGGGCATTCTCATGATCATCAAACACGAAAATATCAACGTCATTACGTCGAGAGCGATGAATTTGATCATGAAGCCAAGAGTGTAGTTCCAAAGAAGAGATCAAGATATGGAGGGCCGCAAACGCGGCCTTTCATATTTTTTTTTCGATCTAGAAAAAACCCCGGGGGAAGATTTCAATAAAAAGTCGCAGTTATTACATCGCGTATAATAGAGAGTAATCATGCCTCATATAACTGCAAAACAAAAGTGCGCAGTTGGACTGCAGGAACGGTTACTCTCTTTTTCGCGATAATTACACGTTATATAATGAAATGTAAATCTTTATCAAGGAGTAATTATGAATTACGGATTCGGGAAATTTATCCTAGATTTGCTTCTGATCACCTTCACCGGTGGTCTTTGGCTAATCTGGATCTTTATTCGCGAAATGCGTAGACGTAGCATCATCGTTATAAAGTAACCGCATTTCAAAGAGAAGGCCCCACATGGGCTTTCTTTTTTCATTCGCAGAAAAAACATCCTATATAATGAGATAGGAAAATGCTTGTCGTTGAAGACAAGACCTATTTTTTTCTTTTTTCTATGAAAGGATTATGATGGAACAGGGGGCAGTTGAAGAAGCGCGTCGTTTGCTGGGCGAAGCAGTTGAGAAAATTGCCCTAGCATTCCTCGCACTTGAGATGACTGAAACTGAGCTAGACGGAGCCGATGAGCAGGCGGCTTAGTTTTTTTTCTAACCCAGTGGGAGGCTACCTGATATTGAGGGGCGACAAAAGTTATAGGTCGTACAACCTATAGCCACAAAGCGTCCGCCTTGTACGGGGAAAGTGTCGCTAACGGGTAATTCCCGCAGAGCGGCCCAGGTAGTCTCCCAGTGGGTTAGTTAAGCGAACCGTTGGACAGTACAGTCCCGGAAGACACGGCGGATAGGGTTCGATTCCCTATGTACAGCTTAAGTTGTCTAATTCACTCAGTCCTGATATTGAGGTTAGCTACACCAAGACATATCGGCTGAAATATAACAAGTGGCTAGTTGCAACGGCGGACAGTCCATTGGAAGGCAAACGTACTTAAAAGTCAGTGGAGTGTAAGTTGTACGTTGAAAAACTCCACCTGTCCGCTTTTCCTCAAATTAAGGAGATACATGTTGTTCAAGAATCGGTCATTCCTAGTTAAGTCGATCAAAGATAGCGATGTACAGACGACTTTCCCTAATACTCCACCATATATGTTGCCCGATTTTGATCACATGGCCAAAATCATCACCAAGAGTGTAAGTACGTGCATTGCTGTCTACGTTGGTGCCGACACTATTCGGCGAGTTGTTGTTTACGCAATCTCGGCTAAATATTAGAAAGGATTGGGGTGATAGATGCTTGAAATTATTCTAGCTATCCTCGTTCTGTTGACCTGGTGGGGTTTCTTGTTCTTGCTGCGAAAAGGTCGTGCCACGACGCGCCGTGAGATTATCGTGGAGTTTACCGCGAACACAAAAGCAATGGTAGACGCCCTTACTCGTTGTCAGGCCTCAGCACAATCCGCAGCTGAGGCGATGCGTCGATTTAACAAGGCGTGGAAAGAAGCACAATCTGAACAGAGGCTTTAATTTTTTGTAGAATTTATGAGGGGGAGCCGCCATGAAATGCTTTTGGGCCCGCTGTCAGAACGAAGCGACAGAAACAATCAACGAGAGACCAGTTTGTGATGATCCTATCTGCCAAGATTTGCTCAGACGAGGCTTTACCGATTTGCCTGTAACCAGAGGAAAACCGATCGTTCCAGTTTATATGTTTGACCCTTTCGAGACATCGCAATAAAAACACATAGTATAATAGAAGGTTAAGGCTCCAATAGAGCCGCCTCACTACTACGGTAGTGCGGTTCCTTCTTTTTTTATTTTTTCGTAAAGGAGGTGTGATGTACGTGTATGTCGTGCAGCAGAAGCAATATGGCTTCTGGAGTTTTGTCGGCGACGTCTTTATGTTCTTTCTAACGGGCGGTCTCTGGCTGATCTGGATCTTCGTCCGTGAGATGCGCAAGTCTAGGTCGTCTGTTCCATATTGTTAGGTCGACCATGCGAAGACGAAACTCAAAACTCTATCGCATCCCTCTATATTTTCCGCCGGGTCTGACTCGAACTGTGTTTGTTAGAGGTACTACTCGTCGAGAAGCTGAAGCAAATGCGTTGCGGAAGTTCTCTGATGCAACTCGAGTAGATCGTTCAGCTCACCACCAAAATTGAAAGGCTGAATATGCTGATCGGATTTTCCAGTCTGGTTCACAAAGCAAAGTTCTTGTTGAATGAGAATTCCACCACGATCCTAACGGGGGTGGGTGTAACTGGTACAGTCGCAACTGCATATTTGACCGGTCGTGCCACATTCAAAGCTGCAAAGATTCTGCAGGATGTGGAAGCAGAAAGACGAGTCTTTACGGAAGAAACTCCAGCTAATGGGACTGTATTGGCGATTCCAGAGCCGAAAGCGTTGACGAAGATTCGTTTGGTTTGGCGGCTATATTTGCCACCGTTTGCTGTAGGTATTACGACGGTTACCAGTATTATCGCAGCTAATAAGATCGCCTCGAAGAAGATTGCTGCTTTGGCCGTGGCTTCGGGGATTTCCGAACGAGCTCTGCAAGAGTACAAGGCTAAGGTAGTGGAGAAGCTGGGCGAAAAGCAGGAACAAGCTGTTCGTGATGAGATCGCTCAGGATCGGGTCGATAAGCAGCCGGTAGGTCGAGAAATAATTATTGCCGGTTCTGGTGAGGTTCTCTGTTATGACATGCTGACTGGGCGATATTTCACAAGCACGGTCGAGAATATCAAGCGTGCTGAGAATAAGATCAATCACGATCTGAATAACTTTATGTCAGCTAGCGCAAGTGAGTTCTACGATGAGCTCGGGCTGCCACCGACGACGTACACGGACAATGTCGGTTGGAATGCGAACGAACACGTCAAAGTGAGGCTCTCGGCAACGTTGTCTTCTGATCAGCGACCATGCATGGCGATTGATTTCGAGAATCCCCCTTTCCCGGACTATGCACGGCACTATGATTGAAGAGGATGGCCTCGAGGTTGCGATGGAGATCTCGAGCACTGTACTGTGATTGCAGGTTTGGAAGGGATGCGGTAGTGAGCGAACCAACGCTCGAACAACTTGAGAATACTGCATTGGCACTAGGTCTTCCGATCTTGAGTGAAGGCTTGCGTCCACCATATTACGAAGAATCCTTGCGGAATCTTCATGCCATTGCTCAAAAAGCTCTAGATGGTGATGAAGAAGCTGCAAAAAAGCTCGTTATGCTTCAAGGAATGTTCGGAAGAAAGGAATAAATAAGGCGTGCTCAAAAAGACGATTACTTACGAGGATTTCAACGGCGAGACAGTTAGTGAAGATTTTTTCTTCCATCTGTCCAAAGCTGAGCTAGTTGAACTCGAGTTGAGTCATGAAGGCGGTCTGTCTGCAGCGTTAGAGCGAATTATTGCAGCTGAAGATGGTAAGAGCATTATTGCCGAATTTAAGAACATTATTTTGAGCTCGTATGGTGTACGTTCAGAAGATGGTCGACGTTTCGTCAAGAATCAAACGCTACGAGATGAATTTGAATCAACCGAGGCTTATTCTACTTTGTTCATGGAATTGGTCACGGATACCGATGCTGCGGTTGTGTTTGTTAACAATGTCATTCCAGCAGGAATGGCTGAGGAAGCCGCTAAGCTAGCACAAATTACACAAACTGAGCAAACTGAACAAACCGAACCTAAGCCAGAGCTCGAAGCGGTTCCAGCTCCTGAGGTTCCAGCTCCTGAAGTTCCGGTTCCTACTCCGGAACCGACTGTTTTAGGTAGAGCCGATATAGCAAGAATGTCGAGAGAAGAACTTGCAACGCTTGGCGATCGTATCCAAGCTGGAGAAGTGGTTTTGGCACCAGACGTTGAGAGTCAAACTTAAATACCGGGGTATTTTCGCAGAGTAAACACGTACTATAATGAAACCCCACTACTTTAGGAGTATTCATGTCGAACAACGCATTTGCGATTGTCAAGCTGTCTACTCAGTTGGTGGCTGGTTTGGGTGTGACGAAGATTGTCTCTGACATCATTCAGAACAACACCAATGTCGAGACCACTGCGCAAGCAGTTAAGGTCTGGGTCGGAGGTGCTGCGCTGGCTGGTGTCATGGTCAAACAGTCTTCTGATTACATCGAAGACCAGGCCACTCAGCTGAGAGATTGGCTCGCCAGTCGGAAAGCTGAGACGGCTGAAGAAGCCGCTAAGTAGTACAAAGGGAAGAGTCCAAAACTTGGACTTTTCCTTTTTCTTTTTCCAATTTAAGGACTTACATGGAGAGCTCGGAATTTCCGCCCAACAGTGATGCAAGTAAAAGAAGTGAGCCCGATAAGCATATCGAACGTGTCACTTCGGGCGAAACTGTTCGACGAAAGAAATCTCTTCGTAAGAAATTCTCGGAAACGTTTATTGCCGGTGATGCTAAGACAGCATTTCGATATGCGGTGATGGATGTCGTACTTCCGATGGCAAGAGATATGGTTCTCGATGCCATTCAGGGTGGTTTGGAGAAACTGATTTATGGAGAATCTCGTCGTTATCGAGGATCACAGCCTCCATCGTCAGGTCCACTGGGTTACGTTAATTACAGTCGTTATTCGGGACCAATGGGAGCCAGTAGATCATCTTCGTATATGCCCGCACCGCAAAGAGTGATCAGTCGTCAAGCACGTGCTCGACACGATTTCGATGAAATTCTCTTGGATTCAAGAACTGAAGCCGAAGAAGTAATCGACCGACTATTTGACCTGGTGAGTCGCTATGAATCAGCAACAGTTGCAGATCTTTACGAATTGGTCGGACTTGCCTCTAATCATACCGATCATAAGTGGGGTTGGACGGATATTCGCGGGGCCGGAGTTTCTAGAACTCGTGACGGTTACCTCTTGGATCTTCCAGAACCGCAACCAATTGGCTGAGGTGGTGCGTGAACGAAAACAGTATCCGCAGCTTCCTGAAAGAACGGTATCCGCATAGTACTACTTGGGCAAGAAGAGTAGATCGAATGTCTTATGAACAAGTAGTAGCAATTTATCTGAGAATGCAAGGCGAAGAAGAACCAGTCAGAGTAGTTAAACGACCCGATGGTTCCTTGGGAGCTTCACGACCATATACTGGCGAAACGCCATATTTCAAGGAAGAAGTATCACCCAAGCAATTGACGCTATTTTAAGGAGTTAAAGATGAAGTTCGTTCCGGCAGCGATCGGCAGAATGGTCGGCCGTAACGCTTTGCTCGTTCAAAAAGCTTCTCCAGAAGTTCTACTTGGAGCGGGCATTGTCGGTATGGTGGGAAGTACGGTTCTAGCTTGTCGAGCAACTTTGAAGATGGATGCGGTTTTGGATCAAGCACAGGCCAAGCTTAGTATTGCCAAAACGCTTCAGCACGACGACTATAGCGAAGTAGATCGTCGCAAAGACGTTACGCTTATTCGTGCTCAAACTGGTATAAGAGTCGTCAAGCTATATGCTCCGGCGGTTATTTTGGGTGGAGTTTCGATTGCTGCCTTGACGCGCTCTCACAACATTCTGTCTCAACGTAACGCGGCTTTGACTGCAGCTTATGTTGCGCTCGAAAAAGGATTTAACCAGTATCGAGCTCGAGTAATCGAAAAGTACGGTGAGGAAGAAGATCGCAATTTCCGTTACGGCACTCGAGAAGTGGAAATTGTAGATCCAGAGACAAATGAAACGAAGACGGTTACACGAGTCTCGCTTGATGATCCGTCGATTTATGCTCGTTTCTTTGATCCTACTTCAACCAACTGGAGCAAAGAGCCCGAGTATAATTTGATCTTTCTCAAGTGTCAACAGAGTTATGCCAACGATCTACTTCATTCTCGTGGTCATGTCTTTTTGAATGAGGTGTATGACATGATCGGAGTTCCTCGCTCAAAAGCTGGATCGGTGGTGGGTTGGCTTCTAACCCGAGATGGTAGCACCGACAATTATGTTGACTTCGGTATCTTTGACGACGATTCAGATCGAGTTCGTGATTTTGTTAATGGCCATGAAGGAACGATTCTACTTGACTTCAATGTTGATGGTGTGATCTACGATAAGATCGAATCTAAACATACGGAGGCACTTTCGTGGCAGCGGAGCAATTAACTGAACAGGTTCTAGAAGAGGTGGCGGAAGGTCTTGAAGGTGCTGCATCTCATTTTGAAGAAGCCGCCACAATTACTCGCAGAATAGATGCAAGAGGGGTGGGATTTATCCTTGGTGGTCTTGGCGCTGGACTTGCTATTGGTTTTTACATTGGTTATCGTATTAATCGAGAGAAGATTAGAGCAGAAGCATTCGCAACGAGCGAAGCTGAAGTAGAGAAGATCAGAGAACTGTATCGAGAACAGGCAGACTCCGTTCGGATTGCTAAGGAAAAGCCTACTCTCGAAGAGGTAGTTGAAGAACGGGGATATCACGTAGAGGAAATAGACGTTCGACCTACACGACCGCCAGTTCCAGTTCGTGAACCATCGGAGCATCATTTCTCTCAACATCATCTGGCTAAACGAACTGCAGATGGTGAGAAGGATAAGAACGAAGGTTGGAATTATCCAGAGGAATTGGCCCAACGATCTCGAGAGCAGCCGTATATTATTCATCAGGACGAGTTCTTCATGAACGAAGATGAGTACGAAAAAGCAACACTCACCTATTACGCAGGTGACAACGTTCTTACTGATGAAGATGAGTTGCCGGTTGATGCTCCAGATGCAATGGTCGGTTTGGAAAATCTGACCCGATTTGGACACGGAACCGACGATCTTAACGTCTTGTTTGTTCGAAATGACGTCGTCGAAATGATGTATGAAATTTGTCGTACAGAGCTAACTTTTATTCCTGCAACAGAACAAGAGCATCTAGGACATGAAAATGGCGAGCCAGATTGAGCGTGACTACTTCGAATGGCTAGTGTCACAAATTGAGATTCGGAGTAGAAATACGTACAACGACTTGTTCCAACGAATGCATGACACCGAGTTTGTCTGGACTATTCCGCACGATGACGATCGTCTAAACGATGGTCGAGATTTGCGGGTTGAGTTCTTGAATGGAACTCGTCATAAGTTCGAGTTTGGCGTTTCGATTCTCGAGGTGTTGATTGCTCTTAGTCGCAGAACTGCATTCAATGCCGGTGGTGAAGCCAGACAATGGGCTTGGCATCTGATTGAAAATCTTCGTTTGAACAAAGCATCCGATCCATTTACAAACGGGAAAGCAAACAGGGTAGACGATATTCTGGAAGCTTTGATTTGGCGAACGTATGCGCCAGATGGAAGTGGGGGGTTCTTCCCTCTCAAATACCCCCAGGCCAATCAGACCAAGATCGATATTTGGTTCCAGATGCAGGCCTACGTCAACGAGATTCACGATTAAAAAATCCCAACCCTTGAGAAGGGGGGTTTGATGGATTTTTATCAGATCCTCTCTAGAGAAACCAAGGATAAGGGTATGGAATTGTACCCGGACTTTATCGTCGGACGTTCTCAGGATCTGATGGTTCAAGGACGGACCTTTTATGCTATTTGGGATGAAGAAAAAGGTCTTTGGTCTCGTGACGAGTATGATGTTCAGCGGTTGGTAGATGAAGATCTAGAAACCGAAGCTGATAGGTTGCGACAAAAGACAGGAATAAACTACATAGTCAAATACATGCGCTCGTTTCAAAGTAACAGCTGGGCGCTATTTAGAAAATTCCTGGCGAATATCAGTGATAACAGCCGACCTCTAGATGCTAAAGTTCTGTTTTCGAATTCGGAGGTAAAGAAAACAGACTACGCAAGTAGAACGCTGAGCTACGCCTTGGGAGAAGGTGATATTTCGGCGTGGGAGGAGCTCGTTGGAACGTTATACTCTGTAGAAGAACGAGCCAAAATCGAATGGGCTATCGGATCCATTGTGGCTGGCGATTCAAAGAAGATTCAAAAATTCTTTGTGTTCTATGGCCCAGCTGGATCCGGTAAGTCCACGATTTTAAATGTGTTGCATAAATTGTTTGAAGGCTATACTACTACTTTTGACGGCAAAGCGTTAGGGCGTGCCGACAGTTCATTCTCTACAGAAGCCTTCAAGCATAATCCCCTAGTGGCTATTCAACATGATGGTGATCTGTCCAAACTTGAGGATAATACTCGGTTAAATTCAATCGTTTCTCACGAACAGATGATGATGAACGAGAAATACAAGCCGAGTTATACTGCACGAGCCGATGCATTGCTATTTATCGGTACAAACCAGCCTGTGAAAATCACGGATGCCAAATCGGGAATCATTCGTCGCTTGGTTGATATTCATCCGACAGGCGTAAAAATTCCGGTTAGGCATTACAACACTTTGTTGAGTCAGATTGAGTTTGAATTAGGAGCGATCGCTTCTCATTGTCAGTTGGCATATTTAGCAATGGGTAAAAATTACTACAACAGTTATCGCCCATTGGAAATGATGTTACAAACCGATGTCTTCTTCAACTTCATCGAATCATATTACGACGTCTTCAAGTCACAAAATTACACGACTTTGAAGCAGGCATACGGTTTGTACAAGGAATTCTGTTTGGAAAGTGGGATTGACCGTCCCTTGCCGCAATACAAAATCCGCGAAGAGCTTCGTGATTACTTTGACGATTTCAAAGATCGAGGCGAAGTGGATGGCGAAATGGTCCGCAGCTTATACCGCGGTTTCAATGCGGAGAAGTTCAAAGCGCCAATCGAAAGTGATGATGATTTGCCCGCGTTTTCATTGGTGATGGATGAGACAGAGTCACTCTTTGACGCCGAGTTTTCCGGACAACCGGCTCAGTTGGCGAACAAGGAGGAAGTCCCTTCTCAAAAATGGGTAAATGTCAAAACTAGACTTTCAGATATTGATACATCGAAATTACACTATGTCAGAGTACCCGAAAAACTGATCGTCATTGACTTCGATCTGAAGGCGACAGATGGACATAACCAACTTGAGCGTAATCTCGAAGCGGCTAGCCAATGGCCAGCAACTTATGCAGAGCTCAGCAAGTCGGGCACGGGTGTACACCTTCATTACGAATATGGCGGAGATCCAACGGAGTTGGCCCTTGTATATTCCGAGGGAATTGAGGTTAAAGTGTTTACAGGAGATGCGTCATTACGACGACGATTATCTCGCTGTAACGCAGTTCCAATCGCCTCGATAGATAGTGGACTTCCGCTTAAGCAGAAGAAGGAGAAGATGCTTAAGGCTAAGACTATTACTAGTGAAAAAGGTCTTAGACAGCTAATCGAGCGAAATCTTCGGAAAGAAATTCATCCTGGAACTAAGCCTTCGGTTGATTTCATAGCCCATATTCTCGAGGAGGCCTATGAATCTGATTTGAAATACGATGTTACGGATCTACGGCCACGTATTTTAGCGTTTGCCAATAATAGTACTCATCAAGCCTCGACCTGCTTGAAGACTGTGCAAACGATGAAATTTCAATCCGAGCCAGAGTTAGGTCCGGACTCAACTGTACCAACGGATGATGAACGGATGGCTATATTTGACGTTGAGGTGTATCCAAATCTATTCGTTATCTGTTGGAAGTTTCGTGGCAGCGATACAGTCGTTAGGATGATCAATCCCACTCAGGCAGAAGTTGAGAACTTGACTAAACTAAAACTGGTGGGTTTCTACAATCGTCGCTTCGATAATCATATTCTCTATGCGGCCGTGTTGGGTTATAGTATTAAGCAACTATATGACTTAGCTCACAAGATAGTTGTCGATAACAACCGTAATGTGATGTTTGCTCAGGCATATAATCTCTCCTATGCTGACGTATGGGATTTCAGTTCAATTAAACAAAGCTTGAAGAAATTTGAGATTGATCTAGGTATTCATCATATGGAATTGGACTTGCCCTTGGATCAGCCGGTAGCTGAAGAGGATTGGCCCCGAGTGGTTGAATATTGTGTCAACGATGTTCGAGCAACTGAATCCGTGCTAGAAGATCGTTGGGAGGATTTCGTCGCTCGGCAAATCCTAGCTGAGCTCAGTGGTTTAACGGTTAATGATACTACGCAAAGACATACAGCGAAGATCATATTTGGAGATGATAAAAATCCTCAACAATATTTTGTCTATACCGATCTTAGTGAACAATTTGCCGGTTATACTTTCGATGCTGGAAAGAGTTGGTATCGTGGAGAAGACCCAGGGGAAGGTGGTTATGTCTACGCCGAACCTGGAATTTATGCTGACGTTGCTTTGCTTGACATCGCTTCGATGCATCCCACCACGATCGAAATTCTCAATCTTTTTGGTAAGTATACCGCAAAATTCAGTGAACTCAAATCAGCTCGATTGGCCATTAAACGAAGGGACTTCGGCACTGCTAGAAAAATGATAGATGGTCGTTTAGCCCCCTATCTCGAAAATGAAGATGGAGCAGACAAGCTGGCATTTGCCTTGAAAATTGTGATCAATAGTGTCTATGGATTAACCTCAGCTTCATTTCCTAATCCATTCAAAGACTATCGCAATAAAGATAATATTGTTGCCAAGCGTGGTGCTCTCTATATGATTGATTTGAAAAACGACCTCAAAGATGCTTTCTATTCCGTTGTCCATATTAAGACGGACTCAGTCAAGCTTCCCTATGCTCATTCCGCAGATACACATGTGATTGATTTCGTCAAAGAACATGGAGCTCGTTATGGCTACGAGTTTGAACACGAGATAACCTATGAAAAGATATGCCTTGTCAACGACGCAGTCTATATTGCTTATAAGGATGGTCAATGGACTGCTGTTGGTTCTCAGTTTCAACATCCATATATTTTTAAAACTCTGTTCTCTGGAGAAGCGCTTACTTTTGACGACTTCTGCGAAAGTAAGAACGTGGTTCAGGGAACTATGTACCTAGATAGAGAGGAACACGACAAAGATGAAGAACTTTCTATTGAGAACATGCGTCACGTTGGCCGCTCTGGGCGGTTTGTACCTGTTCAAGAAGGAGGTGGCACCCTCTATCGCGTCAAAGATGAAAAGTATTACGCGGTAACAGGTACTAAAGGTCATCGCTGGATTGAGGCCGAAATTGCTCAATCGATGCCAGATCTGAAAATCGACGTGTCATATTTCGAGAAGCTCAAAGATGACGCAATAAAAACAATCGAAAAGTTCGGTTCCTTCCAGGAGTTTGTCTCATGATGCAATTATTCTTAGTTGGTGGAACACACGAAGAGCGTTATTTGATCGCTCATCAACGTGGTATTGATCCTCAGACAATTCATCTAATTATTCACCCAGAAGATTTATACGGTTTTCGTGGAGGTGAATTACTTATTGGTGAAACCGGTTCCTATGATTTTCTCTATGACTCACTGCAAATTGCGCGTAGACAAAATATCAAAGTGCCCGCGTTTTGTGAGGAGTGATTGATGCCACCAAATGATAACACCGTCTTGATGGAAGGTGTCCGGATTATCTTTCGAAATTTCTCGGGAAAGGAGGGCCAGTATAATCGAGAAGGAGATCGTAATTTCGCGGTTCTCCTAGACGAACAAGTTGCACAGACAATGGCCGAAGATAACTGGAACGTCAAATGGCTTCGTCCTCGTAGCGAAGAGGAAGAAGAAGCTCCGCAGGCATATCTGCCAGTTTCAGTTAATTTCAAAGGCCGCCCGCCACGAATAGTGTTGATTACTTCCCGTGGCCGCACCAACCTTGATGAAGGTTCAATTGAGATGCTCGATTGGGCCGACATCATCAATGTTGATTTGATTGTGCGCCCCTATGAGTGGACTGTTAATCAGAAGAGCGGAGTCAAAGCATAT